TGCCAAGAGTTAAGCTGCTCTGGCGTTGGCTGCAAATCAACAATGCTTGTCTCTGTTACACAACTTAGTGCAACATCCTGATAATATGGGCTTGCACCTCCAACCCAATTAGATGTCAGTGTAATTGTTGTGACCTTTGGCAACAGACTTTGCAGCATAACAATCGTAGCATATGTCTTTGCAATGTTGTTTCCGTTCGCATCTGCCGTAGCTTGTGCAACCGCTCCATACACATCTGCACCATCAGTTTTTGTCAGACCTTCAACAACCCATGCTATACCATCATATACTACAATAAACGGCTTATTGAGGGCAATCCAGTTAGTACTATATCCTTGCTGTAAGCTAGTTGTTAGAGAGCTTAGTCTGCGCCTAATTGGCTTTGCGCCTAATCCGTTAACATTTAATGTTGGTGCCTTGCTTGTACTTGCTTTATTTGGAATCATAATAAAACTAGCGCCAGCGGTTAAAGCAGTAATACCGGGAACAGTAGCAGAATATGCTATACCATCAGTGCTTGAAGCAGTAGCAGTATATACACCAGCGTCCAAATCTACTTTTGAATTTCTTAAAATCTCATCTTGGAATGGCAACTGTGAGTACTTCTTAGTGCCATCACCAATTTTAAATCTCACTTCACCACTTGCTGTGTCAACAATAATGAGTTCGCCATCTAACAAAACAGGGTCTTTGCTAGTCCAGTTCGCACTCGTATCCCGCTTATTCTTAATGCGGGTATTAAATGTCTTGTTTGCCACTTGTGTTACCTCCTTAATACAAAATAAAAATACCGACATATGCCGATAAATTTATTGAAAATTATTTCCATTTACCAATTGCAATATAGTCAATTTTGATAGTTCCCAATGCTTCTGAAGTGCCCGGGTTAAGTATTGAACTCAATAAGTGAACACCAATCTTTGGTGTATTATCCTTATCACCAGCATCTTTACTAAATTGGATAACATCTTGCCCACTTGCATACAAAAATGGTGTACAAGCTGGTGCATTTATAAACAATCCGGTTGGATATGCTTCAGAAAACTCACCATTAGAACCAACTCCGGCACTATTTTCAAAACTACCCCAGGCAATCGCAACACCATTACTCATTTTTATATATGTCCAACCTTCGGTTGTTGTACCAATTTCACTTGAGTCTAAAGTAATGTCCGTTCCTAGTTTTGCCTTTGTAATTGCACCATCAACAATCATTGCAGTTGTTATCGAATTATCAGCTATACTATAGCCAGAAATTTTGTCATCAACGTATTTCTTATTTACCACATCATTGTTTGCAGCCGGAACCTTACTAACACTAATCCCATTAGAACCACCAATTGTAAGAGCGCCATTTATAGTTACTGCTCCAGAAATAGTTCCACCCACCTTATTAAACTTTTTATCTTCTAACACTTTGCCTTGTTTTGCAGATAAAACCTTGTCAGCAGAATCAGTAGTAAGATTGTCAACTATATTTGTTTTATTTATAAAACCATTGTCCGAATATGTTTTTGCAGAAACCAATGTATCCCCGCACTTTGTGTCAGTATATGATTTTGCGGATGTTAATGTTGACGTATCATTAGTACCCATGTCTGTTCTGAGGGCTGTAATTTCACCATCAAGTTCCGTGTCCTTTTTATCGGATGCTGATTTTAGTCCATCTGCATATGACTTTGCATTAGATAGTGTTGTAGAATCTCCCGTTGTCATATCTGTCCTTAACTGGGCAATATCACTTTTAAGACTTGTTCCTTGATTTGTGGAACTTTCACTTAATGCACTAATCTTGTCATTAAGAATCTTGCCTTGACTTGCAGCAAGTGGCTTATTTGACTGTGTAACCAAATTACTAACAACATCTCCTTGCAATAAGAAAACATCATTATTTTTTAAATTTGGTAAATTAACTTCATAATTACCGTCAGTTAAACTACCTAAATTATATACTACTCCATTAATATCAATAGTATTTATGTAGGACATTTTTTCACCTCCACTATGAATTACAAAAACGAGAGGCACATAAGCACCTCTCGTTAGTGTTTCTTCTTATAATCAAAGTTCATATTTTAGTGCAATATAAACTTCTGATTGATATTTAACTGGAATATCATCGCCATAAGATATGGCTGAAATTTTATTTATATCTTGTAATGAATTGATATATGACTTCAATGAATTAAAATATGCCACATGATATGTTTTAAAAGAGTTTGCCATACTAACGACCTGATCCATGTCTGTAATAGAATAATACTTGCAAAGTTCCCCATCTGCATGATATGGAATTGTTTGAATTCCGTCTAAAATCATTTGAGAAGATGTAATCAAGTTTAGTTGGTCTTGTATGGTAAGTGAAAAATGATGAGACTCTCCATCACTTAGCTTTATATCAAAACCATTTGTAATTATCTTGTTACAAGTTGCCTTCATTTCGTTAATTTTCGACTTTTTTACATAATCAATAGTAATTTTGTCATTTTCGTCAACATAATCATCATTGTCTGCTTCCTCATCTGGAACAATCTCAATCGTTTCATTTGATTCCATTGCAGACAAAAGCGTTTCGTACTCATCCTGTTGGATTTCTACAACATCAGCCACTAAAAACTCTTCTGTAGCCACTGGTAGCATCCATACAGCATGATACATTTTTTCTTTATACTGAATGTACTGTGCTTCAGATTCATCACAAGACAAAAAGATTTCATGCTTCTTTTGGAACTTTCTTAAGTCTATTGTTGTACCAATTCCAACAATTTCGTTATTAATAATAATCTTATAATATCTCATAATTCTTCACCTCATTACACTGAAACACATATACAAATACCACTGTTTCTGCTCGACACTATATACATGTTATTGCATGTACCTTGCTCATTAGTATAGACGAAATACGTATTGTAGTTGATAATAGCAGATCTACCATAATATCCTTTTGCAACACCATTTCTAGTCTTTACTCTTGAAGCATCATCAGTAAACCACGTAATATGACTACCTTCGTTTACATAAGGCACCGTCTGAATACCAGAAAGCTCAACATAAGACGGAGCATAAACATAGTCTTTGGAAAATACAATCTCCGTAGAACTTCCGCCGATACTAGTAGGCACTTGTACCTTCTTGAGAATTGACTTCCATACAAGTGGGAACCCTTCATATACTCTAGAGTTCATAAACTGTCTCATAGAAGTGTCTTCCCAACCACCAACATTAGTATTCGTTGCGTTCATATTGTGCTCGTGAGGTAACAAATCTTTTGCAATAAATGAAGCACCGGTCTTACGACTAGAGTCATTTGCAAATCTATAACGTTCACTTCCACAATATTCTAGACGGATAGTTTCATGGGGCCAAGCAGCCAAATCTCTAGCGATAGAATCGCCCAAATCTTCAAGCCATACCTTTGCCCAATGGATACAACCCTTGCCCATGTTGTCGATAGTACCATTTGATAAGAACTTAAATCCACCAAGAACAATTGTTGCTTCCGTAGAAGTGCTACGGTTACGAGTCAGCTCGGTGTACTCAATCTCATCTGCATATATGTCACTTGAACCAGCACTAGCATTGAAAGAGTAGATGTATAATTTATCCTCGCCTTTTATATGACGTAAAACAACAAGGTCCCTCTTTACACCATAACCAACTACTTGGCTGGAATTACCCCACTGAATTTCAGGACTAGTGCCATTGAACTTCAATCTGAAACCTTCTGAACCATCGTACTCGAAGCAAGATAGCAGTGTATCATCAGAAGACGAATTGTTACCAAACTCAAAATCAATCGCCATGGTAAAAGACCTATCTGCGTCAAATAGCTTAATTCCAGTATCTATAACTTTAGAACTAGTTCCATCGAAGGTCTTCTCTCCTGCTAGAACGTTCTCTGCAACATTAGTAAATGAATAGTCATTGCCCATGTTGACATCAATATAATCCTTCTGTTCAAAATAGTCATTGGCCTTACCTGCCGTTGTGACCGCATATAGCTGAACGGGAGTCATATCTTTTAGCTCTGTACCGGACTGAGGTAGACCATTTTGAGTTTGCCATTTTGCATAAACATCAGTGTTTCCAGTAATGAAGCCAGTATTTTTATCCCAACCAGTAAAGATATTATAAATATAAGAATCCTCATTATCATTCATAGTTGGGTTTTCCTTGTCTGGCCATACACCAGTGCCATACTCAACATTTTCTTTGGTTTCCCAAACAACACCAGGCTGCTTAAACCAACGGACGGTATAGGTTCTGACGGTCTCATTATACTTTGCGGTAACAGTCATTGCTGAAGTTACATTTGAATCAATGCCATCCCAACCAGAGAAGGTATAATTGTACTGTTCAGTACTAGTAATCGTAGGAGTATTAATATCACCATTTGTAATTGGGTCAATAGCCTTTCCACCTTGGTCTACATACTGAACATAATCATTGCCCTTCTTATCTTTAATTGGTGTGCCATCTGTGTTCATAAACGTAACTTTGTACTGTGTAATGATACCATTATAAGTAACAATTAAATCAGGCCATGCAGACGCATAAGCATCTAATTCTCTCTGTCTTGCTTGGCCAGCAATATGGACCTTACCGGCAAGCATACTGCTATTCATCTTAAGAATCTTGTTTAGCAAATCAGTATTTGTAACAGTCCAGTCAATACCAACCAATCTCAAAATTTGTAATGTGTCTATAGCATCCTCAACAATAGAATATTCGTCTACGATAGAATTCTCAACGGTCAAAGACTCAAGATTACCATAAGTCGCCAATAAATCAGTAAGATACTTCAGATTCTTTAATGTCAAACTATTAATAGTTCCTGGTAGATGAGCCAAGACAATTTTACCATTAGAGGCGAACAATACACCAGTAATTGAAGTACCTTCGGCATAAAGCTTCTCTAGATTGCCACAGCTTGAAAGGTTGATAGAACCAGTCAAATTGGGGCAATTACGAATATTTAGTTCTTCTAAAAGTGCATTGTTACCAAGATTTAAGTTTGTTAAGAACTGATTAGAATATCCAGATGTACTATTACCGATAATTAGTTTCTGAAGCTTGGAAGCCTTTGAGAAGTCGTTATCGTGAATATAACAAGCAGAAATATCATTTAGTGCCTGAATACGAGAAGCACAATAAATCAGTACTGCTGTATCATCCATCTTGGTAAGTGGGCAGGTGATTTCGTATGTCTGCCCAGCTTTTGCACGAATCTGTTGGGCACTTGGAGAATTACCAAACAATACAGACAAATACATATCAGAATATGGTACAATGTTTAGCGTGTAATTAGGTGCAACAACTACACCAGAAGGAGTGTTGCATCTAAACATGATTTGGTCTGCTTTGATAGTTGTGGACAAATATTTTGTTCCCATATAAGCAGCTTGGTCACGCTCAAACTGTCTACGCTGATACTTCTTACGACCATTCATCATGGAGGCTAGGAAACGAGGAGTTGGCTCTGGCTCTAAACCACCATTTAAGCCACCACCTTGATATGTACGATAATACTTACGCTCAATATCAAGTCTCCAAAGTTCTTCTGGGAATTGAGCTTGCCAATTATCAAATTCATTAATTAGAGAAGTGTCACTCCAACAACCACTACTATCAAGAGTCTGATACATTGTTGCTAAATCATTTTTCATCAAATCACGAATACGACACCAAAATACACTATCTGCCGCATTGAAGATGTAGCCAGATGATGGATCTCCATCTGTTTTATAGTCTATATCTTCTTTGCCGTAAGTCATTGTTAGCTCACCTGAGTTATTAATTCCCAAGCCTGTATCGTTATCATAATCCCACAATTCAAAACGATACTTACCATCAGAGCACTTAGCATAGTGCCAAAATGTGTTTTTCGCTCTGTTGTCAATCATAGTATATCTTTCAGTGAACAAATACCAATACAGAGCGGAATCTTTAATAACCCAATCCCCTAGTTTAGAAACAAACTCTTCGTCAGTAGAAGTAATAACCCACTCATAGAAATCACGCCATACTTGCTTATTTAGAAGTCTCTGTGCTTCTTTTTCTTCAGATGTTGCTAAACTCGCACCATCTTTGGTTTCACCACCCATATCATAGCGGAACTCGAAAGAGCCGTCCCAATCATTATATAGGGCATCATAAGCAGTATTTCCTGCTTTCCATTGTTCCTTGGTAATAGGATAAACCATATCACCACTACTATCCGTGACACCAGTTTGGAACGTACTATTTGCAAGAGTGTTATCACTTACTTCAATGACGAACTCTTTGAGATCATTTACATCATTTACTCTGGTTGCATCGGTTTTCTTGGAGTCACCGATGTTGCCCAAAGCGTAGTAATGCCAATCATTATCTTTAAATTCTCTATGTGTAGAGATATCAGGGTCAGTCTCCTTAATGAATATTACGCAATTTACAAATTCCATGCTATTCTTACACTTTGGATCTTTTTCCATAGCGACAGTTTTATATGGTAAGTAGTCATTGTATCTCTTCTGAAGTAATGCATTGTTTGCATTTTCTGAGCTAGCAATATTGACTTTTAAATTAAACCAATTGTTTGGCACAGAATTTCTCGTCAAGCTAACCTTTCCAGAACCATCGCTATACTTTGTTCCATCTCCAAGAATAAGTTCTGTAACATATTCTGTATCTAGAGGAATCTTGCTAACAATCTGATTCTTACCATCCGCGCACATGATGATATCAATGTTTCTACCGGCGTATCCATATTCATTGGAAGTAGTGCCCTGCCCCGCATGGTAGCAATTAATAAACTTCCAGTTATCTAGTACTGGATCTCCACCCTTATAAATGCACTCAACATTCGTTCCCTTAACATAGTCTTTCTTATCATTAGTAAAGTGTGGACACTCAATCTTAATGACCCTCAACCGAGGACAAGCATTTGCTACAGATTCAGGAGTTAAAGCATTGTTTTCATCATAAATCTGATTACGGTTATATCTTGCAATCATTTCATCAGAATCTCTGGCGTCTGCAATAAAGTTAGAAAGAATGTTAGAATCAGTCAGAGCAGAAGTATAAGCTTTCATACGATAAATATGAACATCACAATCTGTAGAGCCAATAGTAATAGGTACAGGCTCGTACTGATACAACCTATGAGTAGAATCATAAATCATTGGTCTTAAGCCAACACCGTCCTCATAACTCATAATAATAGCCGTTGCGTCTGGATTATCTTTATCGAGTGAGTTAATGTTAAACTCAAACTCAATAACATCTTCCTCACTATAAGGAATATACAGACTCTTAATACTGGACCTCAAATATGCCTCATGAACATTCATTTCCAGACCAACAACGGTAGAGTCTGCTTGACAAGTCAAAAACGTTGCGTTTGCTTTTCTAACATTCGTAGTCTTAAAAATGCACTTAAACTCAGAACCATAAGTGCTTGCATCTCTCTCAAATAGGTTATAATTAATAGTCGCAGTCGTTCCAGCTTTTACACAGAAATATTGATTTCCATCACTATCAATCTGATAACCACCATTTGACCAGTCGAAATTATCAGAAACAGTCATAGTGACATTCGTGCTATTATCTTTCCATAGTCTGTCTTCATCACTGTTCGATAGACCAGTTGGGTTAAAGTCAAATGCGAGATTAGCAGTAATTGGCTCAATAGTAATGCCAAGTTCCTTAATGTCCATTACAATCGTTAGTGTTGTACTCTTGCAAGTAATAGTAAGCGTATGTTCACCAATATCAGAAGATTTATACGCCCAAACATCTGATGTTCCAGACATAGTTTGAGTTGCGATAACCTTCCCGTCAACACTTCTCGTAATAGTTGGTGTTTCTGTCTTTGGATCAAATACATAGAATGGAATGTTTGTAGAGTTATACTGCTTAGCCTCCACCTTGCCATAGTGGTCATATCTATAAACACAACCAATGACGGGGGTCTCACTATTTTCATCATACCAAATTATATCCTTAAATATATGATCCGTTTCAACACTCTTTCCGTTAATCGTTGCGGTAATGTAGCACTCAAGTAAATGTGCTCCGTGTTCTTGAGCTGGGAGTGTATAAGACTGTAGTGTACCAGATGAACTTGTAACAACAGTCCCTATTTCAGCCCCATCGAGAACAAAATGCACAGTTTTGTTTATTGCACCATATGGTGTATATGTAAAGTTCACAGACTTGTTGGCTTCATATGCAATCTTGTCGCTAAATGAAGATTCAAGTCTGACATCAACCTTTTGCACAGTCCAAGATTTAACTGCAACACTACCAGCGGCGTCTACAACTGTTAAAACAAATTTTTGAGTGCCAATATTCACATGTTCAGTCATGTCAAAAGTGTTAACACCCTGAACTAATGCTCCAGTGGATAGAACGGTATTTCCGAGTTTCCAAGTATAAGTACCATCAACTGACTCTCCATCGCTATCTGTTGAAGAATAGTTGAAGCTTATTTCTACTTTGTCAGTTGTTGTGACAATAATGGGGGACTCGGTAATACGCTCAACCTTAAGAGTAGTGGTTGTAGTGCCTCCGCCACCTCCACCAGTAATTACAAACTGACTTTTAACTTCTTCTTTTTCATTTTTAACTTCATAAAGTGTAAATACGTTTTCTGCTTCGTCTCCAGTCGCAAGAGTAGCATTGCCATAAGTAGCGTAGTAAGTATAACCCTCTGTATCTAGACTATCCAAATCTTGTCTGATACCATCAACTGTGCGGCTTAGAGAAGTAATGTTTGTTGTATTTGAATCAATATCAGTCTTTAATGTTGAAATTTTATTATCTACTTGTGTTTTGTTATATGTGTCTCCACCAATTATGCAGAATGCACCGTCAATATAACGATAATGTACATATGAATCATCGGTGTTTTTCACATAGTAATCTGAATATTCGTTTCCGATCTGTGGTAATTCATTTACAATATGGGCAACGGTTCCTGCAACCATCTTCCATTCGTTGTCAATCCATTTGTAATAAAAACATCCTGCATCAGAATGTAGGATATAGTCTGTTTCTTTCTCACCAGTTGTTGGAAGTTCGGTCACAACTACAGTAGAAGCACCCTTAAACTCATCCCACTTTTGTTCACCATTGTCAGTAATCCACCAGTATTTCGTATAACCAGTCTTAGACTCGTTAGGAACAAGATAGAATGTTCTGTCTTCACCAGACTCTGGTAGCGTGTCTACAACTTCAATAGAATAAGGTTCATATTCAGAAATAGTCTTATTCGTATATGCGTTAGCCTGAGTAACTGCATCCGTACCATCAGTTATACCAAGACCAGTAATGTCGTCCTTTGTAACCTCGCTTACATCACTAACATGACCGGTACTATCAACTGTAATTTTATATAGACCAGATACTCTTGCGTTATAGATAGGGTGAATATATTTATTGGCTCCATCTTCAATACCAGAAAGTTTATTCTTTTCTGGGGTAGTATAGTCATTGGTCGATAATCCCTTGCCATTCACCTTATCAACCTTAGTGTTATTAACCTTATCTTGTGCGCTTTGTAGAACGAATGTATCATCTTTTGTTAAATTTTTTGGCAAACTAACAGTATGAGTACCATCAGTAAGCTCAGATGCTTTTACACCGGTTTGTAATGTCTTTTCTGTAACAAAAACATCATCTCCACTTAAAGTAGGCAATCTAACAATGTGAGTACCATCCGTTAGATTCTCTAAATTGTATGTTCTGCCTCTAACAGTAACTTTATTTATATAGGCCATTAGTTTTCATTCCTCCTTGTATAGTCTAAAAAAATAGGAGAGGCGTAATGCCCCTCCTATTAAATAAACTACTTAATGTGAAGAGGCAATGCCACTTAGATAATGGTACTAGCAGTACCACAGTCGAAAATAATATAAGCGCTCTGCTCTAGATCCTCAATCTTATGATTGTGGTCTAGCTTAGAATAAACGGTGTCATGGTTATGATCAGCGGTAGCAAACTCAGAAGCGTTATGAGTCAGAAGGTCCCCAGTAACCTCAGAAGCATCTAGCTTACCATTGATCTTTGTAGCAAGAGCGTCTACAAGGTCGGTTTCGGCAACCTTATCCTTACTAGCAAGAGCACCAGTAGGAACAGTAACGTCAACAGCTTTGTCGGCAGGAGTTAGTGCGACACCATTAACCTTAACAGTCTCAATGACGTTGACTTGGGCACCAGAGGTGATGCCTTCTAGCTTGGTCTTCTCTTCAGTGGTATAATCATTGGTAGATAGACCCTTACCTTCTACCTTGTCAACCTTCTTGTCAATGTTGCCCTGAAGGGTAGCCTGTGCGGCATCAACGGCATCCTTAACAGTCTTTGCTACAGAACCAGCGTCAGTATCTTTGCCGTTTAGAGTGGCAATAGCAGTCTTGTTAGCCTGAACTTCGCCAGACAGAGTGCTATACTCGTCCTTATGGTCAGCGGCATAATCAATTAGCTCCTTAAAGGTGTTAACAGTCTGGTCATCGCTAACCTTAGTAGCAAACTCGTTAATAGCGTCTGCCACTTTCTTATCAACAGAACCTTCAACTGCAGAAGTGCCATTTAGCTTAGTAATAGCATCAGCATTGGCCTTGATACCGGCCTTAACCTCGGTATCATTATAAGTTGCAGCAGTCTGAGCATCAGAAATCATTTCAACAACAGTCTTGTTTTCAGGGACTGTGCCCACCTTACCAGATAGAGCGTTAACAGCATCCTGAGCATCAGTGCCAGCCTTCTTAGCTGCTGCAATAGCAGTGTCCTTGCCGTCAGCATAAGCCTTAGCATTGTCTTCTGCGGTCTGAGCGGCACCCTTAGTATCATAAGCAGTAGAGTCGGTATAAGCAGCAGAACCTAGGCCCTTAACAGCTACATCCTCGCCATTAAACTTAACAGTACCGTTGGCAGTGCCAGTAACTAGAGTATATACCTTCTCAGGAATGGTAATAGTGCTTACAGGCGTAGTACCAAAAGCCTCATCACCCTTGGCTTTGGAATATAGATAGAACTTGTGGCCATCTTCAGCATCAGCCTCTAGCTTATACTGGGTATCAGTATCCTGAATCTTCTCACCAATATAAGCTTCTAGACCAGTAATTTCGGTAGCAGAATACGTTGGCTTGGTAGCAGCCTTAGCCCAACCATAAACATCAGCAGCCTTTGCACCAGTAAACTCTAGCTGGCTAAAGTTCTTAGTGCCGTCACCGACCTTAAATAGAGTAACAGGTTCGCCCTGTACAGCACCGGTTTCGGCAGGGATAACTACAACGGCAATTTCACCATTAAGCAGGACAGGATCTTTATCAATCCAATTCGCATAAGTATCAATTTTGTTCTTAATACGTGTATTAAAAGTCTTATTAGCCATATATGTCAATCTCCTTTAAATCATAAAATAATAATTAAGCATTACCGCCGTCCATAACAAGCTCAACGCCATCCTCGACGAAGACCTTGCTAATGCCAACAGCCTTAACACTGAGTACACCGTCGGTGGACTCAATGGTCGCTCCGTCGGCCTTAACAAGACCAAGAGACTCAGCAGTTGCAGCAGGAATACTTACGGCCTTATCTGCACCAACAGTTAGAGCGGCTCCGCCAATCTTGATAGACTCGATAACGTTGGGCTGAGCGGCATCCCAAGAATTAACCTTATCCTCAGTAATACCGTCAAGAACAGTCTTGTTGGCGTGTTCATGGGTCTTAGCCTTTAATCCATCAACGTCAGATTGTAGTGTCTCTACATCAGAGGCAGAGGCCTTGACATCAAGTACACCCTGAAGACCAGTGACATTAGCAATCTCATGAGTGTGAGAAGCTAGTGCATACTTTTCAGCACCGTCAACCTTTAGAGCAGAGTCAAGTGCGGTAGAAATCTGAGTTTCAACCTTTGTTTCTCCAACTAGTTCCTGTAGGGAAGTAATCTTGCCATTAGCAGTATCTAAGTCGGCACTTAATGCATATTTATTGCTATCGCCATCTTTTAGAGCAGCATTAATTTGATCTGCGACAGAAGTATCGCCAACTTTTGTTTTTAAAGCTGAAATATCATCCTTATTGGCGTTAATCTGAGAATTCATTGTAGTCGCATCGGTCTTATGAGTCGTAATCCAATCTGCAATTTCTCTTAGGGTATCAAAGCTCTCATCTGCACCCGCAACAATTTCAGCAATCTGATAAGCAACAGAACCTGCAACGTTTTTATCACCATTTAGGGTATCAATAGCGGCCTTGTTATCAGCAACCTGCTTTACAAGCCCGCCCTTGTCGTCGCCAACAACAGTCTTTAGTGACTCGATAGCAGTAGATAGACCTTCGACAGTAGTAGTATCTGGCTTTACCCAAGAAATCTTGCCATCCTCAGTCTTTACTAGCTGAGCACCACCAACTGCGTCGGCAAAACCAAGTAAATTTAGAGCACCACTTGCATCCTTGGCAAAAACATTTTCATTAATAGCAATATTTCCGCCAACCTCTTTCAGAGTCTTATCAGGCTGAATTACATAAAGAGTAGCCTTACCACCCTCAACAACAGCAATAGTCTGACCAAAATAATAAGTAGTTTCAGAACTACCAGCCTCTTGTGCGGAAGCAGCGGCGGCGGTAGCAAGTTCTAAGCTTTCAAAATAGCTTTTAGCATCCAGAGGGAAAGCCGTCTGGCGGTTAAAAGCAACAGCAAAATCAAGTGTACCAAAAGTCATAGCCATAATCTTTCTCCTCCTTTATCAGATTTTCACCGTATAAGAATTAGCCTTTGCAACAGGTTCTGCAAAGTCAGTTACATATACCTTATATTCAATACCAGCACCAGCACCGGCACCAGCTACAGTTACCACAGACTTGGTGAAAGCGCTCTTAATCTCAGCGTTTAGGCCATTTACGTCCTTTACAGAGCTGACATCCTGTAGAGTAGCAGGATATGCAAAAATTACACGAACTGCGCCAACAGGAATATTAACAGTAAAAGACTTACCATTTGACCATGCTGCATTAGATTTACCAGACAGTCCACGAATAATAGTGCTAGTAACTTCAGCTTTTTCAGCTACAGTGCCATAGAAAGTATTACGATAACCTGTAATAGCACCAGAAGTCTTAGTGGCAGAACCAGCGGCAATCTTGACTACAGGATTAGAATCAGAACCTAAGTTATCCTTAGCAACTGTACCTTCACCATAATTAGCCTTTGCGGTAATTTTATAATTGGTATTATCAGCAACGACTACATCAGCAAAAGAACCAGTAGCAGTATCCGCAGTATTACCTGCGGTATCAGTAATTTCCCAAGAAGTAGCAGTAATACCGGTAGCAGGGCCATAGGTATAAGAACCAGCACTTAGAGAAGCAGAATAAGTGGGAGATACGGTAGTACCAACCTCGTAAGCCTTGGCCTGACCAAAGGTTAGAGTTACAGCAGGAGCGGTAGGAGTACCGGGCTGTAAACGCTTAGAGAAAATGTCAGTTAGAGCCTCAGCAATAGACTTACCTTTCGTAGCAAAAGTAGCGGTGCCATTCTGAGTCTTAGTTAAGTTGCCAACCTGAGTATAGTTACCAGCCATAGTGATATCCATATCAAGATAGACATTATCTGCATTATAGTTGCCATCCATGGCAGACCAAGCTGTACCAGTATAAACATAAGCAGTATAAGACTTATGAGTATCATCAATGGCCTTGCGAACAATAGCGGTATCACCCTGCTTTGGAGATGTGATAGTGGCTAGGCCATCTGCATCTTCCTGCCCTTCGGTTAAGTCAACATAAGTACAGGCGTCGCGGTTTGCGTTAATAATAGATTTGATAACGGTTTCATCTGCACCAGCATAGGCTAGTTCCTTCCATGCAGTAGCTCCGTCACCAATCTTAAACTTGTTAGTATCATTTTCGACACCAAATTCGCCCTTTGATAGAGTTGGATTCTTAGTAGTCCAATTCTCTGCGGTGTCGTTTCTCATAATAATTCTCGTATTTAGTGTTTTAGTCGCCATATGAATAAAACCCTCCTTTAAAAATTAGGCTCCGCCACCAGAAAGAATAATTTCATCGCCTTCTGATTGCATAATTTTATCAAAAGTCAGTGAATTAACTTCAAGTGTTCCATCTTCAGCAATAGATATTTTATTTGTGTCAGAAGAAGACTTAATTAAATCTGAGGCTGCAATAGTAACCTCGCCAGTTTTACCATTCACGGATGTTACAGAACCAGCCTCAATATTGTCCATTTTGCTATTCAAAGAGGCAATCGCCTGTTCATTTACAGTTACTTTGCCGGACAATGTAGTATCGTCATAAGCCGCTTCCTCAATCATTTTGATTATGGTTTTTCCTTCTGGAATATCACCAATTTGAGCTTTTAAATTCTCCAGCTCTTGAGAAGTTTCTCCAGCCTTATTTGCATATTTTAAATCCTTAAAAACATCAGTTCCATTACCAATTTTGAATAAACCAGTATCATTTTCTACGGCAAATTCACCAGGCAGTAGCACCACAGTGGAATTTTGCCAATTGGCGGCGGTATCATTTCTGAGTTGAATTCTAACATTATTCAATGTCTTACTCATTGCTGTCACCTCCGTTTATTAGTGTAATTTCGCAAGTACAACTTATTACATTATTTTCATCAATGCTTATTCCATCACCGGGAATTAATACATCCTGCTTTTTATCTATTAAAGCAATAATTTCTGCATAATCACTGGGAGTAGTGCCACCAGGTGTAGATCCAATGCAATAACAGCCTTTATCACATTTAAATGCCAAAAAGTTTGAAACGATTCTACTATTGTTATCATATACACCAAATACACCAATTAAAAATTCTCCTTGGCCAGTCATAACATCGGCAGGAACATAACATTCCCCTTGCTCATTTAATGGAACAATAACTTTATTTTCATCTTTATGCTTTACATAATCACTCATGCTCTGAAATACTGCCATCTTTTGAATGCCAGCCCAATCGGTGGTTCTAAATTCAAATTTGCACATTAATGTGTCAATAATTCCACTCGTTCCAATAGCACTTCTCACTACAGATAATCTATTATGCTTAACACCAATTATAATAGTTGCAAAAGTTGAATCTTGATTTGCCAATTACCCCACCTCCCTTATAAATTATTCAAGTTCATGATTATTCCATTTCTTATATAATTCCCGCAGGTCATCATTCTTCTCAAATACGAAGACTAGCGAGTCTGCCTTTGTATTAAAATAAAGAATATCAAGCAGATTTGCTCCATTACGAAGATACAAATATGACTGTTTCATATTAGCGATATATGCGACAGAATCTGTTTGATATTGTACGCCTGGAATTATATTGCTTTTTGCAATCGACATTGTTCTTTCTCCTTTTAATCTATGTAAAAAAATAAGGTGTTGAGTTCCACACGAAACTTCAACACCTTGTTATTTTATTTGCAACTACTTCGTGTGTGGCTTATTCAGCCTTATCTGAATACTTTACCTTTTTAAAAGAAAAGTTCTCAGTAGAATTCTCTTCTGTCATGATGGCATCTACATCACGTTTTACGCAGTCACTAAAGCTGGCACGATTAGATAGATCACAATTAGATAGTGCCTTCTTTGCCTGCTCTTTGGTGATTAACTTAAAATTATAATTTGTACATATTTCAAAAATATTCTTGCAGTTCTCATTATGGAAGGAATTCATCCATAGTGGAAGATTGCGATAGTCATAGCATGAAGAACAATACTCATATGTGGTATTGCAACATAGACATCTGCGTGGATATCTCATTCGCTATCACTCCTTTATGTTAGTTTTGGTTGTAAGAGATAATATTTCATGATGTGTTTCAAATATGTCGATACTAGATTTGTTTAGAATGTATTCACGAAGTTGTTCTGGAGTATTATTATGAGTGCCATATAGATTGTGGAAAGAACCATCTTTGGTAGAGTCGTGGCAGTCTTCACATAGGGTTATGCCGTTATCTACTAAATATCTAAGTTCCTTATGCTCTGAAAATGGATATATATGATGAGCATTCAATCTGCCACCAACCACTCCGCAACACTGACATATATAGTTATCACGTTTATACACTAAAGTACGCCAACTTCTATACTCATTGCGATGTCGAAGTGTATCATTTTCTCCATTTATTCCGCCCTTCCAAAATCTATTATTTTCTCCTCTATGCTCTTTCCCAACTCGTTCATTTTCACATTTTCTACATGTAAACCCATAGTTTGTTGCATTTGCTATCTTTTGTAGGTAATCTTCATGAACATTATTTGGGCAAGTAAACCAAACTTTTGCCTCAGAATGCGGAGAATACTCATAAGGTGTTTTATCATTTTTCTCAGACCAACGGTCAAGAATTTCTGGATACTTAGCTCCAAGACTATCTAATGGATGAATTTTTCTATTGATACAATAAGGGCATCCAATTCCATCAACAAAAGATCGTGGTGCTTGGCCATAAATATGATACTCACGCTTTTGGCATTGAATACTAATTTCACCACGTATACGACCAGCAGGAACTTCCCATGGAGAAACGGTATTACTACTATGCCAATATGACCACAAATAATCTTCTCCATATCTATCAATAACTACTTGTGCAACACTATTACACTTCCTGCATTTTCCAGAAGAAGAACTCCTAGTTAAGACAGTAATATAAAATTCTTCGCTCTCATGAATACCACGAGGACATTTAAACCAATATTTCTTATTGCTTTGATATCCTACGTCTTTAGTAGTACACCCATTTTTATCAACATCAAATCTTTCGTTTAAATCGAATCTATTGTTTTCTACACACCATTCATAAAATGTTTTAGTAACATTAAATTGATTTCCATATTCCATAAAATATTACCTCTCTTCATTCGTCTTCTCTCATTTTTTAATATCACAAGAAGGGCTAGATGAGAGGCTCTAGCCCTTGTCAATATAGTTCATGACGCCATATCTATCTTGTGTTTATATTATACTGCGTTAATTTCGTATTGTCAAGTATTTTTTAAAAATTACTCTTCGCTAGGAATAACGATGGAGAATACTATTGCGTTTAAGCAAGACGCTACACTTGCCCGGTCTTATGACCCTTTATCTTTCGATAAAGTACAGACTATATCTTCACCCACTTTAGTGGGGCACACCACTTCCATAACCAATCGCTTGTTATGTACTTCTCTTAACGAGAATAGTCGTTGAGGTTTTCTCTATTCGAGACTTACCTGCTGATTTCCCATTATAACAGACACTTAGGATTTAACCATATATCTATCTCATAACTTTTTTCTACTTTCGTGACCATTACGTTTAAGCATGTTTCATCTTTCCGCTTTGGTATATGAGCTTTAGGGATTTCCAGCATTTCAATGTGTTATTTATCATATAAATTACTTTATACGGAAACTATTCGTAGAAAGCCGCATTATGCAGCCATTACTTCTAATCTCTTCTCCTTATCGCAGTAAGCCTGCTGAGCCTTACCGCTGAAGGGGTGAGCACCATCGGTTGCAATGCTCCAGTCAAAATCAGGAGATAGCTTAAAGTTATTGAAAATTACGTAAGCGTGGACTAAGGTAGTCTGGTCACATACGTCGCAACCAAGAACTTCCATGACGAACTTACAGCCGACAGGGAATTCAGTAGCAGAGTTAACGACCTCGACAGCATTCTCAGTCTCATAGTCATACATAACGAATAGCTCGTCACTAGCATTTAGACCGGTAGGTAGCTTCATCGTCTGACCAGCAAGAGAGAACTCTGTCTCAGATGGGGCAGTACCCTTGGTGTATTTCTTACCAAAAGTGCTATCGCCATTTAGAACATAAATTTCCTTAACTTCGCCCTTGGGAGCATGCTTTAGCTCATAAGAACCAGTGCCATATTCGAAGCTCTCCATAGCAGGAGCAGTAATCTTAGCAGAAGAGCTGGCAACCTTCTTAGCAGTACCAAGCTGAGTAGCCATTAGATTCATATCGAAAATAGCGTTCTCTGCAGAAAACTCTGCGCTCTTAGCACGATAGAAAGTAGCAATAGGAGTGCCTAGTGCATCAACAGCATCGGTGGACTCAGAAGCGCAGTTTAGAGAAACATTTTGCATCTGGTTAATAGAGAATAGTACACTATCATCCTTCTGGGATAGAGCAACACCACGAGTTACTCTATCAATTACAAAGTTATTAATATCAAAAGCCATAATAATTTCCTCCTATAAAAATAGTTTTAATATTATGAAGAGACTAATTAATCTCTTTCATCCAATTCAATTCTTGCTTATTTATTTTCTTCATATCTATTGTCCCTGCATAACATCCAGCAAGAAGATGGTCTGCATTGTGGATAATCTGTAGACGACTTACATCATCAAAAAATTCAACAAACCCCTCATTTCTAACATATTCCTTCGTATATCCCATACGAACTTTTACAGAAGAAATAAGTGGCAATAAATATGATTTAAATGGTTTTTCTTTATTTAACCTAATCTTCATTCTGTCTTCATCAATAAGAATTTGTTTTGTTGTTTTATTTGCTGCACGTTCAATTTTTGGCGTAATGTTATGAACTTTTCTTAAATAACTTACGATTCTTAAATAAATCAATTTATCAATCTTTACACCAGATTCTAAATCCGCCAAAACAATATCGCCATTTTCACGGTTTCTATATGGTTTCAATTTAGTAAAATCTAAATCATCAAACAATAATGCCGTTTTTTCTTTTGGCAATGTCGGTGCCAACATTATAAACAAATCAAAATCTTCAATCTCCATCCAATCAAGACCAAGGTCCCACAATTGAGACTTCATGTCTGACGGAATTGCAGTAATTGTATGTACCATACTAAAATATTGAGCTTCTCCAAATTTTACAATATCACCTATAGTAGGTTGCTTGATCTTGATACTGTCATTGATAATATAGTCGTCTCCAAAATATAATTGAAGCTGATCTACATCAAACATATCAGAATTCATGCTTATTCCTCGTTATAGCCTTATTTAAAGAATTAGTTCTAGTAAGCTCAAATTTTAAAGTACGAGTAGAGTATGCAGTATCAGTAACGCCCTCTCTATCATATACAAGTTTTGCTTGCATACCAAACATGTTCGACCAATTAAAAATATCACGAATTAAATATCCAAGTAAATCATGTCGTTCAATTCCATACGGAGTCTTAATATCATCCGTATGACAAAACACAACAAATTGTATATATTGAATTTTCATAACACTATTATATTGATGGTCTTCCATGTCATCTACGCTAAAACAGATAAAATTTCTAGCAACATCTTGTACAATCGGGACACGTATATATGCAAAGATGTTAGTATTCAAATAATCATCAGGACTAGAAGGGTCTAGCTCATGATTATTTAACGCCTCAATAACATCTGGATCAGACGTGAGTTTTTGACGAATCAAACGTTTCATACTAGACACATCGTCATCAATATTTTGGATGTCTCTAATCATTAGCTAATCACCTCCATAACCTTTTCTATTGCATATTTTCCATCTTTATTAGCTGCTGATACAACTATTTTTTTACCAACCATACTATATAATTGCAAACAACGTAGCTTAAGTGCATTCCAATCATCTTCTGCTGGAGCAACATTAATTTTGAATATCTCTTTACCATTAGAACTACATGTTATATCACATGCATCAACATCAGATGGCGTAGAAACATCATCTTTAAAACTCAAATCAGATATTACAATATTTCCCGGACAATCATCTGATGGCTCAATTTCCCAATCATCATTATGATAATGTAGGTTTATCGAACACAACAAAACATTATCATCCATAAATGACAACTTCCATATTGGTTTATCAGCCGTATATACAAGGTTAAATTCGTCCCAAAACTCTGCTACAAACACCTTGGAGCTACCTCCAACACGAAGGGTAGAGTCCTTACCGTTATATGTAATTCTTCCACATGGATATTCCACTTGCGGTATCTCAAGACCCGCATCAATATAATGAGGTTCTTCTAACCTACAATATTTACAAACTTCATTTTTAGTAGTAGTGTGGTCCTCACATTTACACCATTCTGCAATGCCAAATTTACCACAGTCAACATGCAATGACGTTTGTTCCTGTGTAAATGTAACCTTCGTAACGCCTTTTGGCTGAAGATCTTCAATTTTAGAAACCTTCCAACGTATAGGAACTTCTCTACCATTATCATTCATTAAAATAAACTGTCCATAATTAAGTGTTTGAGAAAAAGGTGCAGTAGGCATCCAGAATTTATTTTGATTCTCTACAGACTCAAAAATATACATGATATTACTTTGATAGTTCGTTAAGCTATCAAAGAACTATTTATATTGTCTGGTTCACAATATATTGATTTATATAAATTATATTTTCTATTAATATACATATCTGCATTATTATACAATGTATCTAATAATAATTTAACCTGTTTGCCGCCAGAAATTCTTAGATCTCTAGTTGGAGAATCAATATTATTATGACATATTGAAATACTACTATGTATTCCTAATTTATTGTATAAATCTTTTGAAACATGTATACAAAAAGCTTCCGTCCCGATAAGACTGACTCTTTTTTCTTTCTTTACAATACATCCATCTCCATCTATATATCCTCTTAAAAAATGAAAATACAAATCTTCAGATAACCATTGTGGGAACTCTATGTTCAAACTTTTATTAGGAATAATCCCAAGCTGAATAAGTTTATTTACAATATGCCCACTATTAATTGTAAGCTGATACTGATTATGCCAATTTGAATTTTTGTCATTATATTTTAAAAATCGCAACGGTCTATTACTGCCAATTTCACTATTAATTTGATCAAGAATATCTTTATCTTGTTCTTGAAGAGCTATCGAAACAGTATTATTACTTTTGCAGACACATCCATCCGCATATAATAAACCAATTATATATGCTTTATTTGGTGTATTAATTTTATCAAAATAGCATTCATTTAATGTATATTTTCTATTATATACACTTGGTGTTCTTATCAAAATACTGTTTTCATTTAATATACGTGAAATCATTCTATCCCCAACTCCATACTGCTTGGCTATTTGGACAATAGAATCGCCATTTTTATATGATAATATAATTTCATCAATATCATTTGAACTTAGAGTTACCTTAGATGTAATTCCATTTTTTCTTAAGCATCTAGCTACCGACGATGTAGATGTATTATAAATTTCAGCTATTTCTCTCTGAAACAATCCAGAATTATATAAATCAATTATTTTTTGAATTTCTTCTTGTGTAAATTTTGTATTTCCCATAATTATGTCTCCTCTCAAAAGCCACAATATATAAAAATATTGGTAATCAATTGTTTGAGAGTCAATTGACACGGTAGCTACTCCGCTGTCCCAATATTTTTAACAATATAAATAATTTTTCTTATGCTTTCACATAAGTTTAGACCATATCTTCACCCAATTATGGGTGCCCCCCATTTCTGGCACTTGCCATACGCCTTACGGCTGGTCGTTGAAGTTTCTCCTGTTCGGAGCTTACTTGCTGATTATCCAATGTTATAATTTTTCAAGCATTCACACTTATGCTTATTTCATCATTATGTTGTAGCATATAACCTCTAAGGATTTTCCAGCAATTAAAGGGGATTCATTATACCATTACTGATATAATGGACTATATTACTAATCTTGCCACAAACCACTATTATAAGAGTTTTGATTTCGTAAAACGCCCAAACATTTATACACTTTTTCATTAACATACCATTTTAATGTCCAGTTACATTTCAATACATAGTAAAGCGGGAATTGTGGCCTATTGTCTTTTTCGACTATTAGCCACCTTTCATACTTTCCTTCATCATTAGGAATATCAACATATGAACCAATCGGAACTTTTACATGAGGACGAAATTGCAAATAATAATCCTCATTATCACCAGTAATTGACCGATGTGTATGAATCATAAATTTTGCATCCATCTTCTGTAATTCGATTTTATTTAAAGCATGTGTTAAAAAAACTTCCCTATAAGAAGGATCGCGTTTAAATGTTGCATCTATAACCATATCTGCGTTTTGCAAATATGCGTTACCCTGGGTTTTACCGAGTCTTTCCATACGAGCTTTAAAAGAATCAAGCATCAGACTCACCATCCTTCAAAGCATTAACTAAATTAGCAGCGTCGAGTATTGCCTTACGAAACTGAGATGGTTCCACGCGTGCAGTCTCTAAACAGCTAATAATAGTTAAAACTTCCGGCTGATAATTAAACAATTTATTTAATCCACAAATCTGATTAATTAAACTTTGAATATGTGCATCGACAAAAGGACTATTTTCTTCTCTTTCATATAATATAGAAATAATTGCACCATACAAATAGCGTTTTTGAGCAGATATTTGAGAAGATGGGATTTCTCCATAAACATTATTCATTGGAGCACCTCCTCAAGACCAGTAAGAGCCAGAACTATATGTATAATCACGACTCAACTTTTGGGCTTCGATCTTTAACTTTTCATCTAAAGACATTAGTCCATTAAGCATTTCTTTCTGTGAATAAAACTTTGATTCTTTATCAGAAAATACCTGTTTTGTTAAAAGTGTCGAATTTATTTGTGGCTGTAGCCACTCTCTAGCTACCAATATTGCAAGAATTTCTTTCTCCACATCTAATAAGTCAACATTAAACTGTCTTAATTCATCATCACGATTAGATAAATCATTCTTACATTTACGAAACTTGGGGATTGCACTTATAAGATATCCATAAAATAATTCCTCTATATCTTCTTGTGATAAAAGTGCTATCTCTGGATCCGTAATTTTATTGGAGGCCAAATTGTAAATTTCTTCATAAGAGGTTGCCATTTAAGTGCCTCCTATCATTAAATCATCATTTTTAATTCAGTACCAAGAATTTCATCCATCGCATCAATCTTGCGTAAATCATATAAAGTTTTATTCTGAATCATAGAATAAGCCATATTTTGAATAGAAGACTTTACACTAGGAGGTAGCTGCTTTAACTTGGCCACAAACTGTCTCTGAGGTAAATCAAAAATTCCATTTAGGCTAACTTCTTCTAGTTTGTTGTAAACAGGATCAAGATCGGCTTTCCATTCTTCACGAAGTGCTTCATCTTCGATGATAATAAATGGATCAAAAAGATACCTATGACGAAGTGCCTTTAAAGACATTAGGTCTTGATATTCAACCTCTCTAATATCACCTTCGTTTGCCCAACTATAAACTAGCTTAGTTTTAGGCCCAATAATAAGTAGTTCTCCAAACGTTACACTACGACAAGCAATAAGTTCGTCTGGACTATGCTTTGGTTTTGCCACCTTCTTTGGTTCTTCCTTTACGACTTCTTCTACAACAGTCTTAACATCAGCATCCTTGGTGGTAGTACTTTTTTTTGCATTAGCCATAATATAATCTCCTTTTATCCTTATAATTATTTTAAATTAGGCAACCTTCCAGAAGCCGAATACACTGTTGAAGATGATAGAAATGCCCATCTTGAACATGTACTCATATTCATAGCTCATATCTCTGTTAGTATCCTTGTCGGAAACTTGACTAATCTGAGCGTCGTCCTCGTTTACAATCTTGATAAACTTATTGGTAGAGCTTACAGGAACGATATATAGCTGATTACTATCAACCTGATAATCAACAGTAGCACTATTAATAGCGGCGCCTCTCTTTAGACCCTGACCGATTTCGGCAACTCTGAAGCCTTCCCATAGACCTAGTAGACCACCATTCTGATAATACTCATTCTTTACAGTATCAGGCATCCAGTTAACGTCGGCCATAGCAGATAGAGAAGATAGGGCAGAACGAGTACCGAAAATAACTACCTCGGAACCAGTAGCCATCTCGATATCCTGGCACAGCTTGACTAGAGTAGCCTTGTTGGCGGTATCTAGAGCACCAGTCTTAACCCAGTTAGCACCTAGCTTTTCACTAGCACCCTTTAGAGCGGCATAAACAGCGTCGTAGATGTAGCGGTTTACAGCATCAGTAATCTTTAGAATGAAAGAAGCCCAATCCTCAGCACCAGTTAGAACTCTTTCAAAGTCGGTATAAATCTTTAAACCGAACCACTCAGTGGTAACAGCAAAGTGTCTGCCGGCACCTAGTCTCTGTCTAATCATGTTATGATGATTGCCAGAAATCTTGGAAACACTTAGAATAGAATCGTCTTCAACATAGAAGTCATTGGTATCACCAAGAGCTAGGTTTTTAATTTCGGCATAATCCATAAAGAATGGATTGCTATCCCAACCAGTACGAATCATCTCTTCAACAGTTTCCTCAATGATGGTGAAAACTAGGGCCTGATTAGCACGAATAGCACGTCTTACTTGAGGGGCACGAGCATCCTTATCAATACCTAGAGCCTCACGGAACTTCTCAACAATCTTAGCGTTAGCCTGCTCAGCGGAATACTCCTGAACCTGCTTACGAGCAGCATCTACAAGTAACTTCTCAAAATTAGCATACTTAACTTCATCATTATCAAATGCATTCTTAGCAGTAGCATCAAATCTCATAAATTTATTCATAATATGTATCCTCCTTTCTTAAAACTCAATTACGCAGCAGTATAACCAGTAGCTTGTGCCCAAGTCACACTCTGACCAACAGTAGGAACAGTACCGCCAAATGCATCAACAGAAACAGTAAATACATCATGCTTCTTCATAGGATACATTCTTGCACGACTATCCTTAGCATTGTAATAATTGAATCTCTCCTGATAAATCTTTAGGAAATCGTTCTCCATTAATTCTGGATTGTGAACGAAGTAAGCGTCACAATCAGACTGTAGTTCAAAACGAACCATCGTTAGATTGCTGTTATAAACAATCTCAACAACCTTGGCGCTAAAATCACCAGCAAAGTCGGATACATTGTAGTATTCACCCTCAACATAATCACCAACAGTAACTAGTTCACCATTATCTCTGTCCTTATCCATCTTGCCAGATAGAATATGACCATCACCATACACAGCACTTACACGGCTGATTTCTGCAACCCAATGCTTATTAATTAAATCCTGCATATTATTTTCCTCCTATTTTTAAAATTTTTAATTAAATAAATCACCATAAGGCTTTTTATTCGCCTCATCGGTGGTTTTGACACTAAACTTCATAGCGGCTGGCTTACTAGAGCCATTTTCGGCAGAGAAAGCTCTAAACTTAGCCTTTTCATGAGCAGCATAAAGTAAATCACACTTATCCTGAAGCTCTTCAACAGAATACTTATCTGCATCACTTACGAGTGCCTTAAATTCATCAGACTCACGAATTTCCTCATAAGCCTCATTTGCAAAAACCTCATCCTTCTTAGCCTTGGCTTCTGCGGCATCATAATTGTCTTTAAATGTCTTAAGTTCATTATACTTAGTTTCAAGCTCGGCATAATCACTACGCAGCTTGTCTACAGCAATCTTCTCAGATTCTGTTAACAACATCTGGAATAGTTCAGTACGCTCACCTTCGAGGGATATATTTTCTCCGTCAATAGAATAACTCTGCTTATAGAATTTGCCATTGCACCAACCCTGCATCACGAAATAATCATCGTAAACAGAATAGATGCCATACCAATCTCCGTCCATTTCATCATATTCTGCAATTAGATTATATAGCGCATATCTGATGTCCTCGTGAGAAACTTCAATTTTAAAATTCTTTACAAAATTTTCACTAGTGCCAGTAGCTTTCACATCTTCATTAAACTCGGAACTATCTTTACCTTCGTCATCAAACTTATTCTTAAACTCTTCAAAAGCAGCGTCTAACTCTTCATCATTCATATTCTCATAATCAAAATCTAAATCTTCCTTGGCAAATCCATACTTTTCTAGAAGTTCATCAAAATGATTCATTTCTTCTCTCACTCCTTCCTCTGTATTGTTTTTATTGAAATTAGATAAAGTATTATTTAACCTATCTAACATTCCAACCAGCTTTTCTTGATAATCAAAAACAGGCTTCTCGTGACAGAAATCTGCAATATCAGCTCTTGCACCAAGCATTCCTTCGCCTATTGGATTACCATCTTCATCACAGCCCAATAAAGTACACCCACCAAAATAAAATGATGTTAAATCAAGATATTTTTCTTTGGCATTATAAGAAAGTTCGTCAATGACTAATTCACAGCTTACCTTGGTTCCATTCTTCCTACGAATAATGTTCGCAGCCTCTGTATATTCCTCTGGAATGACAGCATATGCATTAACATATGTCTTATCATTTTCTTCATCATATTCAAGATAAGGATCATCAGCAGTAAAACAACCAACTTGTTTCTCCGTATAAACTATCTTGTCATCACCGTTCTCATCTTCTTCAATCTCCATATTGTGGGCATAAAAGTCATATGTGCCATCACTCAGTTGATGAATGTATGCCAATACTGGTCTATACTTTAAAGTTGGCATAGCGGCCTCCATATTCTCTTTTGAAATATGGGAACCGTTTCTATTTGTTTCTGTGTGACAAACCTTAAATTTTAATTTAAGCATCCCAGGCATATCATTGTCTGACATTTCAAAATTTGCTGGTGTAGAAACAACGATTGGGTTTCCTTTTTCCTTTGAGCTAAAATTAACAGACTTGTTCTGCTCAACAAAAAATTGATATAGATTATCAAGTGTTAAAATTTTATGCATGCATTTTCCTCCTTTCTTGCAGATTAAACTATAAACTCCAAAAAGGAGATTACAGACATAAAATATTTGTAAATGCAATCTTTTTGCCAAACTCTGCAAAATTAAAATTCGTAGGCATATTTATAAACACCCACGAATCATTTGTCGCACCAATTTGTTTAAAAGTAGTAGCCAATATTTTTGCCACTTCTGCATCTTTTGTTACAATAAACTTTTCTGACTTCATTATGCTACCTCCCTTAAATTACTTCTTGTCTCTTGTCGCAACACCGTCTGCACCAATTTCTGTCTCATCTTTTGTAGGTGCTCCCTGACTTCCATCATTAGATGGGTCAGAAGATTGTGTATTAGAACTTATTAAAGGATGAATCCATTCTGTATCTCCTAAACCAAGCATATCTTCGACAAACGCCATACCACGCTCTTTTGTAGGATGAAGCTTAAGTAAAGAAGCATATTCTAATTTGACAGGAAGTCCATAACCAGCAGCCTCTTTTAATGTGGCTAATTTATCTTCTACAAAATAAGGAGATACATCGCTATACTCAACGACCCAATTTTCAATACCAAAATTATTTTTTAAATATAGATTAAGCCAAGCATTGATTTGCTCTGTTGGTTTCATAGCGTCAATACATTCAACCATCATAGCCTTCTTAAAACTTTCGCTGTTGGTTATTCTATTAGAATTCAGTACAATAGATCCGTTAGCTTCAATAAGCTGTTGATATGCCTTATTAAGAGTTGTAGTGTCTTCTGCTGCCACATTAGATTTGAAATCTATAACATTCAAATCCATAGGAGACATTGCAATGTTTACAAGACTAGGAATAAGATCCGCAAGTTTCTTATAGAAGTCATTTGCTAATTGTAAATCTATCGCAAAATCATCTGGCTCTTTTGAACCAGAAATTGTTGGTATTTTTGCCCATATCAACTTATAAGCATCAAGTTCATCCGTAATATTCTGAATAGCCTGCAAGTCCTCTAAATTAATAATATCCTCTAGTAGACCACTAAATGGCACTAAAGGATAATCTAAATTATCTATATTAATTTTTATACAAATTGTTTTTTCTATAGGAAGTTCCTTCCAAGGAATATTGTCAGACTCATATTGTCTATATAGTTTTTGGAATTCTTTATCAAAATACTCCAAATCATCTTGATAAGTTCTAAAATAACTCATATTATAGGCAATGCCTAAAACACCATGTTCAAAAGAAGAACTATAAACACGACAATAATCTGGGTCTAATGGATGAATATAAAAAGTACCATCCTTTTCTGGGTCTCCATAAATATACCCATAAGCAACGTCATGTTTCCATGCTCTAAGCATTAATTTTAGAATTTGTGTTTCCATACGCATATTCGTTACAATATGAGTAATCTTGTCATAATCTTGCTTAATTTTTTCCACATCATTTTCCTCAGAGGTGTTAACTAATGGATATGCAGTCCAAGATTTACATGTTATCTGCTCTGCCTTATAATTTATCATTCTGCGATAAATATGAGAAATATTATATAAATAATCACTTAGCTTCCTTAAGTTCTTTTGGTTTGTTTCGGTAGAAGGGGACCTCAAATATGTTCTAAGATTTTCTTTACTATATGTAGAAGATGTAAGGGTTTTATTTTTTTCAAGATTAATTAACTGTAAAGCGTCCTTAAGCTGCGCAAATGCATTTCTTTGCTGTTCTTGTTTTGATAAATACTCTATCTTCTCTTGAGTAGTTTTTTCTGCCATAGATATTTTTCACCATCCCTTCTATCCAAATATTTTATCTATAGGTTTTGCCTTTGTTGTTTTAAACATATCTATAAGGCTATAATTTATATCACGCTTCTTATTACGAATACGTTCTGCACGTTTTTCTGATAAAAACCACGCACATAGAGCCATACAATATGAACGGTCGTCATGCAGTCTGTTTGCTTTTTCAGGTATTAGTTCAAAGGAATCCTTACCCGATTCTCTCTTTTTACGCATCATGTTTACCATTTCTTCTTTCATAGCATCTATGTTTTTAAGCGCTATTTCTTGATATGGATCAAGATGCACCATCTTTGTTTTAATGCATGAAGACTTTTTCATCTCTTCTTCAAGCTTCATATTAAATTCTGCTTCTGGAACTTTTTGTTTTTGCAATTCGTCAGATATTCTTTTCTTTTCTGAATTATATAATTTATCATCAACTTCAAATAACGTTAAATAACCCTTATTATCATAATCAGATGTAAGACTAATACAATCCAAATTCATCATTTCAATAAGAGCCTCATAAATAATTGACTTATATTGAGTAGGTGAGACCAGTTTAAGTTTGTCAATAGCATTAGGATACTTGCTTACATAATCCGCACTATATTCCTTATCTATCAAACCTCTATGCTTGTTTCCCTTATTATCCACCCAATCTTCCATCAAATAGTCTGCGATATTTACGCCACCACCACCAGAACCGGCATCTATTAAAATTGCCTCTATATTTTCATAATCAGAAGCATTACCGTTATAATCCAATATGAGTTCTTTTAAATATTTAATCTGATCTGGTGTTTGCATTGGACTCTTACGTTTTTTACCGACATCAAGTAGATTGACGCAGTTTACGATACGACCTTTATAATCACCGTGTTCGTCAATATAAAGTTCCATTACAAGAATGATACTGTTATCCCTTGAACGAGCGGGGTCGTATGCAAATACAAATTTCTTTTTATCTGTGTCATTAAACAACAATGGCACACGTGTTTCACTATTACGCGCAATTGTACCACGCTTAATGATTGCGTTCAATCCAGCATCAGTCGTAAACTCACAATAATACTCACGACGTGCCTTTTCTGGATTTGTAGCCATTTCTGTCTCAACAGTACTCTTCATCAATAGTGGGGCAATAACCTTGCCATGCATAGTCGGTCTAAAAGCTACCTCACAATCTATATGTGCGACAAAATAATCCTGATCGCCAATCAACTGCCTCTTTGAAAATTCCCTATATAAACGATAAAACTCTGTATCCGTACTAGATGCAGAGCTGATATAAAACTTTTGGTTTGGTATATTTGTTGGGAATGTACGAAGTCTAATTGGGTCGATAAGATTACCGTCTCTGTCCTTACCAGTTTTAAAGCTTTTATTTACGATGGCAAATGCACCGTAAACCTTCATCATTTCAGCAGATAGGAAGCCAGACTCATCAAATATTACAGTACCACGCATACCACGCTTGGCATCTATATTACTATTTAGAGTTTGAGTCATAGAGCCATTGTATAAAGAATATGTAAATCCATTACTTGAATGACTAAATCCATCTCCTGCAGCATTCTTAATTTCAACTTCGTGTTTAAATATATATCCAGTTGAGCCGACCATCTCGTCAATGTTATCATTAGCAAGACGTTCAAGAGTAGTAAATGTTTGCTCTGCCTGCCCACCAGAACCAGATGCTATATAACTCCAGAAGTTATTAAACAGCATTCCTTTACTCATGATAATTAAGTCTATAATAGTAGACTTACCAAGACCACGAGTAGCAACAACAAGAACATTAGGGCAATTCCAAGACCTCTGAACAATCCATGCCTGAGCGTCAATCAGCTCTATGCCGAAAAAATCACTTATAAATCTAACTGGATTACATTGATAGTATTTCTGCAATTCTGCAATCTTTATAAGCGCTTCTATTTTACGAGTTGACATTGCGTATATGCCTGGTTTAACATAAACAGTATTCCCACCATTTATCAAATCAGACAAATACTCGTCATTCATCTCCTCGACTATCTTGATTTTCATCTGACTGTTCATCGTCTTGCACCTCCTCATCAGTTTCAATATCACTGAATGCGGAGAATAAATCATTCAAATCAGCGAGATTATCTGGCGGCAATAAATCATTCTCAGACAAAACATCTTTTAAATCAAGATTTTCTCTAAGCAAAATTCTGACTATCTCTTTATAACTATCTCTTTCGTTAGTAAGTTCAGTTACAAGCTTTCTTTGCTCCACTACAATATCAGAATACTCGGATTCATCTAATGCCAACTGCTTCAATATGGAAGCATTGCTTAAATCCATAACTTGGCGCATACCTTTGCATGTAGCAATATCAAAGCCGTTGACCTCTCCTTCTCGAAGATTCAGCTCTTTTATCTTCTTAATCTTACCAGTCCAAGTATTTTCTCCTTTGGAAGCATTTTTATTATGCTTTAAACTCAAACAGCTTTGTTCGGCCAATTGAGAAATTGTAGAGCTAACTTTTTGCTTTGAATCAAGATATGCTTTTATTTCTCCTGATTTATTAGAAACATTTGGAGATGCCATGGCTTTTGCAATCATATCATCTAACTTTGCCTGTTGTGAAAACCCACGAACAATAGTAATGGCAGAAGATGTCCTCATCATGTCATCATTATCTCCACCAAGATCCAAATATCCAATTAATTGAGAGTAGAGGAGTGGTTTGTCTTCTTCTTGCTCTTTTTCAAATGGATCGTATCCAAGTAATCTAATTACATCGGCACGGTTCTTTTCGTATTCTTCATTTATTTCTTGACTTTTCGCTATTTCTTCAGCGGGAGCAGTACCAACTTCCTGTTGGGCTTGCTTTAATGCAGTTTCTTTATAACTAGTAAATAAATCTCCATCTCTCCAACGAAGCGTTTTATACTGTGGCAATCCAATGTTTTTTATATAAGATGCCCATATATTTGTACGCTTTTTAGGATTGTTATCATTAATATATTCAAAGTAACTAGAATCCCAGAGCTTATCAAAATATGGCTTATCTAAACGTTCAAGCGCCTCTTGAACTGATGCTTTTGTACAATCTCCAAATTCACCAGTTCTTCCGTCCCAATTTCTTGCTATCTTTTCTGCGCAATCCTTGCACATAGTTGTTTTGCCGGTCATAACTAGTGGGTCAGAAGACATATAAAATTCAGAAGCTTTTTTCTCTTTATTACAATATGGACAAAGATACTTAGGCTCCATTTCTTTCTTTGTAGTTTTCCTACCTGGACTTTTTGCAGCCATAACCACTCTTCCTCCCTTCTTTTAGAATTTTATAAAATGTGATTACTTCTCCTCGGTATTATCCTTTGCCTTTAGCTCTTCGTTTAACTCGGCAAAAGCCTTTTCAAACGCCTCATCACGCTCAAATACAACAATCGTCTTATCATGATTGTCTCTATCGGGCTTTACATCAATTACCTTTGCGCCCTTCTTTAGTAGGGATCTAGCTACTCCCATGTTAAAAATTAGCTTTGCTTTCTTTTCTTCCATTGTTTTAATTCTCCTTAATTTTGTATTGTTTATAGTTTAATGTTATATGTACACTGCCTTCCATCTTCTGGTGTAAAAATTACCAAAGTCTGACCTGGAGCAGAATACAATCTTTTATTATTTGAATATTCATCTGCACCACACAAAGAACGAACTAAAATAGATTCAATTCCAAGTTGCTCAAATTCTTCAATATGATGCTTATCCGCAAGAAATGCGTAGTCAATAGTTTTTCCATAAAGCTTTGAGAAAATAGTATTCGCAACAATACCAAAATTCTTAACTTTATCAAGGTCTCCATGACATCCAACAATGTTGTATCCACACACACTAAATGCAATAAACTCATAATAATCGCTATCAATTATTTTAACACGGTTATTATTTTGTAGTCTTTGCTTTATCCACCATGGAATAATACGCTCCATGTTGTCAGAATGAATACTATCATCTTTATTTTGAATTGTTCTTGCATGATTTCCGTATGTTGAATATACATCAATATGATTCACTTTTGATGATAACTCATCAATAAATTGTGCTATAATTTCAGACACATGTATAAGTTGTTCGCATGTATCTTCTTCAGACATGACTCTACAGCTAGAATGAATTGCACCATGAATTTCATCTCCGAGAAGCATAATATGTAGCTTCTCAACATGATTGTGTCTTAAATATTGAGACACCTTTTCATAGAGCTTTTCAACTCGCTGTTTGCATATATCCGTATTGTATTTGTTCCAAATATTATCTGAAACTTCTCCGTAGTGCCAATCTGCAAGAATCAAGACTGCCTCTTTACCAGCTTCAACTACTGGAATGTCCGAAAAATTATTCAACTGTCTTGCTGGTAAAGATTTCGCAACCTTAATCAGTTCCTCAGTTAAATGATCAGAACGTGCATCCATAGTAAGGATTTTATTATATTCACGTCTTTGGTCCTGAAACTGCTTTTTAGCCTTAAAAAGCTCTTCCTTCTCTTCGTGGATTTTCTTTAGATACTCATCGTCTGTAAAAAATGTACCCTCATTGGCTTCCATCATTTTATTGAATGACTGAAATTCTTTACGATATTTGCTCTCTCCATAGCTATATCCTAAAGAATCATTTAAAATATTCGCAATATCTTGCCAAGTCCAGCTATTTTGCTCCTTCATTGAGCATATACGCAGTATATATTGCTGTTCGTTCTCTTCGCTTAACTTTTTATATTCCATATCATACCTCACTCGTTAATTTTTTGCCTAAATGTATATGTAAACTTTGCGAACGGTATTACCTTCTCAGGAGTTGTTATCTTATCTTGGTTTCTGGGATCTCTTACTTCACGCTCTGGGAATCTACGAGCACCAATTGTAAGACCCTTTGCCAACTGAATTTCTGCATCTTCATCAAAGGTTGCTTCACCCATATTTTCAATAATTATATCCTCAAGAGCATCAACGACTGCCTCCATTGAATACTTATAAAAATCACATCTCTTAGCTAATTCATTGGCGACATCCTTCTTTTTAAGTATTCTTTTCATTATCCTACAACTCCTTACTCTTCAGAACCATAATCTTCATCATAATTAATTGATAGAGATACGGGTCTATCTGCAAAATCTGCAAATAGTCTTGCCAATTCAATTAGCTCACCAGTGTCTGCATTCTCGATTGACACAATATTGTCTTCAATACTGAGAATGCCCTTTGCATTGAGTTTATAACTTTTATTAATGCTTGCCTTTGCCATATTTTGTTCCTCCTATTATTCTTCTAATTCATCTACTTCAACATCTTTCCACACGTATCCTCCAGCGGTTTTACGTTCTCCTTTAACACACCTTCCGATGCACTGATGTTGAATGCCTGTTATTTCTTCTGCTTCAGTTCTGCTTTTAAATACTGCAATCAATTCGCCATCCTTGTTATATTGAGCGACAGGCTTACTATTGCTTAAACCTATCTTACAATTCCATTCCTCTGTATGCGGAATGGATATGCCAACCTTAGACATACTTATTTTCTTTTTTGTCTCGTCAGTGTGTGACTTACCATACATTGGATTGCGCTCTCCGCGTACTGCATCAGAAATCTTGCGCTTTGCCTCAGCAGTATGACTCCTTCCATACATTGGATGGCTTTCACCAGACCCAACACCTTGTCCTCCACCGGCAATATTATAAAAATCTTCATTTTTTACCGCATTATAATAACTAATGAATACCTTTTCCATATAATCAAGTTCTGGTTTACTTTCGCACTCATAAATAATTTCTCGTGTAAAATTTTCTTCTCCATATTTTGCAATTGCCATATGTAGCGCATCACCAGATCCGAGATACCAAGAATCGTCAATATCTTTAGGATTCATAGTTCTAGTATGCTGTCCAATATATAGCTTTCCATTAACATTATTTCTCGTCATATAAATAAAGCCGTATCTTGGTTCATCATATTCTTCAAGCATCAAATCTGCCCATTGACTTATTTTTCCTCTATGATTTGTTAACAAATTAAATGCTTGGCACATATCTGGATGATGTTTTATCTGATAATCAATACATGCCGTAAATCCAGACTGCCTTTTATCATACATATCACATTGCCCAGAATGCCCAATTACCATTGTTATACTATTATCATTAATACGACTTATAACTTTGGCAAGTGTTTGTAAGTCTGCATTCTCAGACTCATCAATAATAACGAATGCGTTGTTAATATTAATTCCTCTCATATACGTAGATACAGCACATTCAATATATGCAGTTCCATTCTCTATTGCATCAGTAGATGTATTACAGACATGATCCGGTAATTCACCAATTGTCACTAATGCGTCGTAAAGTGGCTGAAAATATGGCTCAGACTTAGTAAGTAAATCACCTGGCAAAAATCCTTGTGTCTTTTCATATATTCCAGGAAATGTTATGTAAACTATTTTATCATATATTCCATACTGAACCATTAATACGCCCAAGGCTGTTGCAATAAGGGTCTTGCCAGATCCAGCAATTGAATCTACTAGAAATACCTTTTTTTCTCTCTTCCAAACAGCGTCAATAAGGGCTTTTTGCTCTTTATCTGGAACTATTCCGAAAAAAGGGTGGTCGTCCAATGTCATGGGTAGGTTTTTAGAATATTCATTTGTAGCTATTTTCTTTTTTGCTGCCATATGGGTCCTCCTAGTTACATAATTTCTTCAAAATTAGAAACGATACTATCAATAACATTGTTCTTTAAACATTCATTCTCATCCATATATAGGTCGGAAGAAGCATTTCTCTTATAGACCTTCTGATCAATATTTGTGTGAGAAAATAAAAACTCGTCAACTTTCTTATCTAGCGCATCAAAATACTTCTTCATAGATTCAACAACACTTTGCTCTCCACCATAGTAACAAGAACCACGATGGAACATTGCGCTTGTACCAGGAAGAGCAAACCGCTTATGCCCAGCAGTCAATAGAATTGCGGCAGTACTATGAGCGCCACAATAATTAATTGTATAAACTGGTGTTTTACTAATCTCAATTGCCTTAATTGTTGTATACAGAGCCTGCACATCGCCACCAGGAGAATCAATAAACACCTTGATTGGCATTCTTTCTTCAACAGGCTTGTCTTTATCCTCTTTGTTACAATGCATAATCATCTTCACTAAGTCGAGTAGGGAAGAGTCAATTTCTCCATCGACCCAATAGATTCTTTGCTCTTCATCTCTATAGTAATCGCGAAGCACTGGGTCTGGTAATTGTAGATTTGCTGCATTGTTAGGAATTACAACGGCTAGATTTTCCATATTTTTGTACCTCCATTTGTCTAAATAAAAATATAAGCAATATCCTTATATCATTACTATTTTGTTCCACTTTATCTTGCTAAAGAGTAAAAAACACAAGGAGACTCCTTGTGTTTTCGCATTAATTTTGTATTGTTTGTTTTAAATGGTCACTTCACATCTCTTAGCTTTGCCATAGATAGTCTTTGATATTCTAATTGTTTTTCATGCTGACATTCTTTACATCTGTAACTTCTAGAATTGGACGATGGAACCTTAAAGATTTTTCCACACTCAATACATTCTAACTCTCTTTCAACGACTGGCTCATAGTCATTCTTATGTATACTACAATATTGTAAGGCGTTATTTTTCGCCTTAAACCACCTTCCACATTCTTTGCACCTTTTATATCCACCATTCTTATAATTTAAATACGAATATGCAAGTTCCAAATAATCGCACTCATCAAGTGTAAGAACAACCTCATCTCCGTCATGATCTACAAAAGCAGCAGTCAGGGCATTATATCCTATACTAAAATTCTGCTTAAGCAATCCTTCTCTATATGCAAACCCAAAATACAAATCTCTTTCTTTTGCTGGGATAACAACCCTTGCAAATTTAAATATCTCGGAAGTTTTTGCATAAAATGTATCATTGTCTCTTTTACTTTCAGCATTTTGATATTTTGCCAATGCCAAAATAACAAACGCAATCTTCTCTTTTCTTATATCATTCAAAGATGTAATCTTGTCCATTTCTTTCTTTGTTATACTAATAGAACTTACATTCTTGATTTTATACTTATAAGCTTTATTTATATCTCTATTTATAGTAGAAACATAACCTTGATACATAAAGTCATTATAATATTTATTCATAAACTCAACAATTTTCCAAAAAATATCATTTTTATCAACTGGATTTAGTTGAGTATAATAAATTGCGGCATTCCAAATGGCTTTATTTACAGTCAAACCATTTATATCTCCATCTTCTACAATACTATAAATTTTACTTTTTTCATTGAAATTAAACCTCATCAGCTTTTTCACCTCCAACTTTAATGGTTTTACTAAAGAATTTTGTTCCACAACAAGAGAACTCTGCTTCTAAGCACTTTTCTGGATAAGTAAGTACATTGCCATGCTTTTTTAACATATTCTCAATAATTTGATTGCCGCAAACATCCCAAACAACACTTTTACTCATTTTTCCAGTATAACAAATATCTAAAAGAATATCACAAAGGGTCTCTTGATTTGGGCAAATAGAAGTTATATCCTCTATAAGAACTTCAAGCAATCTATCTTTATCTGCTAAAAGTATCTTTCGCTCTTCTTCATTGTTAATTTTTCTGCTATTTAAATTCTTTAAATCCATTAAGTAGTGTTCGCACAAAGATTTAATTTCAAAATAAGAAGTTCTTTTAACTTCATTTCCTGACTTATAAATCCTGTAATCAAAATCAACATCATCACAAAGAAAGTTTCCACTAAATTCACTCTCTATTTTCCAACAAATACGGTTCATAGTAGAAGGAGACATATCAATTGGGCACTTTATTGTGCAATATTTAACAAATTTATCTGCATCTTCACTCAAATCATCCATTTTTAGCATATCTTCAAACGAATATCCATATAAACCAATTGATTTTGAGTTGGCTTCTTCGATAAATTTCTGATAATTGATTCTTTCTGCATCGTAGTTATACATAAAGAAATATGGCTTTTTGTTTGCACAAATGGCCTGATTGAACTGTTTTTTCGCTTGAATTTCATCGGAATCTTCTGGTTTTATAACATTTGCTCCATATTGATACCATTCTTTTGGCATTGGAATCGGTAAAATACCTTTGGCTTTATCTATTTCACGTTGCTGCAATGCTTGACCACACTGTGTTCTATATCTTAAAACTTCATATTCCTCGCTGTCTTTATCATAGTTGGCCATCAAACTGGTCATTGCAGTAATTTTATTTGTTATGGACCCAATCTTACTGCCAAATCCCGCTTTATTAGAGGCAATGACATCTTCATCTGTAACGACCTTCTTAGGAGCTTTGGTTTGTATACAGTTTAAAGCGGGGAGGTTAGTCTGTCTTCTCATTAACGGCGCATTATTCGTTGTAAACAACAAGTCTCCATCAAAATCAAAGCCATTCAAAGCAGCAGGCATAGTATCCCATCCATTCACAACTATGCAAGTATTGATATATTGAAACCAGTCAAGAGCCTTTTCGTTTGTACAAATGTTTTGAGCAACTATAGAATGAGCATTGCTCATTGGTGCTCTAAAACAAAGAACCCTATCTACACCCTCATCATACCAATACTTGCTATAAATTTCACCCGCCTTTAAGATTCCATGTGGATTTAAATCAAACATACTCTCACAAAGGGCATATAAATCACCAGAAAGGATTTGAAAGTTCCCATGTAAATCTAAAACACCAATTTTGGCATCTTTTATGCGTCTATTTATCATTTTTTTAATTTTTGAACGAATATAAGGATCATTTATGGCTGTCTCATCAATCATAAGTGCCTTTGCAACATTATCGGCAAATAATACATTCTTTTCATTCAGACCTTTTCCACATAAATATGCAACACTTTTTCTTGGATCTAGTTCCATAATATCCTTAATTTCATTGACCGTAGGAGCAACAAGCTCATCTATATCTTCATTTGTGAGGTCTAAAGACTGAATAAACTGATAATTCAACTGTCTTATATCATCATTTTCTTCTTCTGAGGTCTTCGTAACCCTTAAAGTATAATGATTTTCAATGCATTTCGTATAATAATCTTCCCAAGAACTATAACTACCACATAATTTAAGTTGACTTTCAGTTAAAATTAAATCAGCATCACGAACATCTCTTTCTTGCCCCCAATAATCCTCAATTAAATATTTTTCAGGATTTTCTTCGGAGGCACCAACGACTGCTTCTGCAAATCTTATGAAATCAAAAGTAAGTGCCATACCCTTTGTGAAAGCACAACGCATATTACACCCACTCATAGTATGCTCTGAATCTCCATTCAACTCCCCATTCCATCTTTTAGACAAGTGGGGGAGCATCATAGAACATCCATCCGACATATTATTTTCAAAATCAGCATCGTGCTTCTCAGTAACTTTCGGTTCTGATGTTGGATCGCTATCGTCTATTTCAATAAAATTGGCCTTAAAATGAACAATACAGTCTTTTACGACAATTATTCCACCTGGAATTTTATTCTCTTTAGATCTTGGCCAACTAACTGGGATAGAAGCACTTGCTGCAAGCGATTCATAAGCCCCATATTTAGCAGGGGAGAGCTTTATACTCGTGTTTCTGCCATTTTCTATGCGTCTTTTCAATTCATCATGAATATTTATCTTTTGTCCTTTGTATTCAACAATTCTATCTGCGGCATATACAACACTAGATGTTTTGACGCCATTTGTAGTACATATAAGTCTTTTATACGCTATTCCATTAACCTTAAAGCCTTCATTTGCTCTATCATAATCGGACTTTTTATCTATAATCAGGCATAAGTAGTCCTTTTTAAACTGCAAATCATATAATTTTGAATACTTTTCCGAGATTTTCATCTTATTTTCTGCGCTATTTGGCTGTTTCTTTATATTTTTTATTTCATCTTTTATCTTTTTTGCGTCATTATCATAATTTTCAGTACCATTTAATTCGTTAATCCATGTTAAAATTTGTGAATCAGCCAAAGAAACAACGACCCCTGGTATTTTTCTTGCATCCGATAATGGTAATTTTAAGTCCCAATTATTTTGTCTGAGTAAACTTGAATTTATTTTATATATAAACTGTTGTGTTTTTTGTGCTTTTGCCAATAGTCATCACTCCAATCATATTGGAACTTAGTCCTCTATATCTTTCAATTCAAAACATCTGTCACAATAAACCTCATGACTTGGAAGAATTTCAACAAATTCTCCATCTATCCATTTTTCACATCCGTCACACTTACGAGCCTCTGCATAAACCCCTCCACAAGACGGACAGCCATTCCATTCTTCATAAGGAGGAGACTCAAGCCCGTGAGTTTCTACATATTTGCGAGGATTTTCAAATATACATCCACAATCCAAACAAATATACACGCTATCACCCTCCAATCAGTTTAAATCAATCATCCAAACATCATCATAAATATTTCCAACTACCTCCATATTCTCCTTTAACGAAAGAAGATAGAAGATATTTTTATCAATTTCTTTCGCACAAAATAATGGAGCTTCAAAAACTACAACAAATAACCTGTTTCCGCCTCGAATAATGTCTCCCTCGTACACTTTTGTTCCATTTTTATCATAACAACCAGTCCATTGGCCTACAGTTGACGAAATAACATCATAAATAGCGTGTCTATTACGATAAATGCTATAAAACACGCCATCAAACACTAATGATCCATATATCCACTTTCCATCTTTAGTTTTTGCTCTATATCCTCTAAAATCACCCAAAATTAATACCCCCAATCGTTATTTTCGCTCAATTTTCTGCGCAAATACTCATTTTCGGTGGCAAGATCATCAAATTTACCTACCGTCAGCATTGAGCAAAGCATAAAACCAAGAACTGTGCCTCCGATAAAAGTCAAAATTAAAGCCATAATTTTTCATCCTCCAATTCTTTTTAGCCAAGCTGGTATTCTATATAATCACATTTGTTACACTTGTACTCATACCGAGGAGGGTTACTGCAAAACACAATATTTTCATGTTTGCACATCCCACCTCCACACTTTGGACAGATGTACTTTGGTTCAGACCATTCCCGCTGATAATAATAATATGGAGCGCCAATAAATTCACGGTATTCATCAGCAGTCGGTAGATCAGTTGTTAGACCAGTTACAAATGCATCGCCAGCGTTTAGACCGTTATTATTCACAGTAATTATTTTATAATCGGTAGTGGTTGTTGTATAAGTTTTATTAGTTATATGATCTGTTGTTTCACGAAGTGGCTGTACAATTGGAATTGTACCATTAATCATAAAATCATTATTTGGGCAATCCTCACAAGGACTAATAATGCATCCATATGGTCCATTATTCGGACAATTTTCACATAACTTATTCATACATTTCACCACCTAGCTCTTCAATTTTCTTCAATAAGGCATCATTTGTTTGCAACGCACTCTCTAAAGCACTCTTATAAGCGTCTCTTTGATGAATAATTCTTTCAATTTCGTTCTTGATTGTTCTTGTAAAGATTTCTTCGGTAGCATTTCCGGTCGCCCTTGCTGCGGAAATACGAGTATCTATCAAATTTAATACCTGTTCCATATCAATCACCTACTATGATGAAGTCATTCATAAAAAATACAATCCTCATACCTTTTCTCCTTATAAGTTATTTATCTAAAAGAATCGTCCAAATTTAAACGAAAATTTTGCCTATGAAATTACATTCGACAATCTCTATCTTAAAAATAGAGTGATTTTTATACATTATTTATGTATGTTTTAAACTACGTCCCTTTGCCAACCTTTCTGCAGCCGCCAAACGCTGTTCTTCAGTCATTTCACGTTTCGCTTTTGGCTTCGGTTCGCGAAACCAGTTTACCGGCACATGTACAACAATTGAACTTTCATCTTCGGCAACCACTACAACATCATCAGGATGTTCATTTTGCAGTTTCTTGATATGCCTAATGGTTGCAAAATCATCACTATACCATGTTAGATATTTTTCGCCCTTTATAAATTCTACAGAAACCTCTGCCATAAAGTACCTCCATTAATTTTGTATTGTTATCTTTTATCTAAAGCTCTTTCGCAATTGAGACATATCTGTCTTCCTTCTGGAATTACCTCTCCACAACAGACACAGGTTTCAACGCCCGCATTGTTTTCTACCTCTACATTACACACACAAGTATCTGTTCCGTCATCCTTAATCTCACACTCTAACATGCAATCCTTACATTTATTCATTTATATCCTCCTATCAAATATTACTTAAGATCATCATCTAGTTTGTCAATCACTGCAAGACCGACAATAAAGACAATAAGAATCAGAAAAATTTCATAGCACATAATAAACCTCCTTAATCCCAAAACCTACCAAAGTTCTCGCAGAAAAGATTGAAGAATTCTTCATTCGCATTTTCTCTCATTGCATAATGGTCCTCAAAGTTATGACAATCATCATAAATAGGGTTCCTTTCATCCATAAAATCAAGGAGTTCAATCATACGATTCAAAATTGAGTCCCACTTTGCCTTGTTCCATTCATCACTTTCTTCAATTGAAAAGACCGGAGTACCATACTCGCACCTATCATACTCAACCTTTTTTGTACAATTACCATCAAAACAATATCTACATGACTTAAAGCCACAAGTTGGTAAATCAATTCTCATTCTGCACCCCCGTCCATCTTAGCCCCGCAGGAAGTCCTCATCACATACGCCACGCAGTTCTCGGGGTCATTCCCACAAAGACATGGTGCATATATGCATGAATCACAAATTGTAAACATCTCAGTTAGTGTCATTGTCAGACCTCCTGTTCCATGCCTCGATTGCATTCTCAATGGCAACATAGACTCTACTCGTAGCACCACATACTTTGCATTTCACGTAGACGTAATGTGTGTTGTAAGGAAAGCGCATAGAGGCGAATAACTTCTTTCTCTTAATATATCTTTTTTCTGCATCTCCGCCACAGAATGGGCATTGCTTTAATTCATTCATGTTTTAACTCCTTTAATTTTGTATTGTTTACTTGAAATATTTTTCCCAAGTAGAAGTAGGGCAGTCTATATAGTTTAGATCAATATCATCATCCCATTCAACTTGTGGGCCTGTCTGTTCGTCTGCAAAGTGGCAGATGCAATTTACAGCAACGCTATCTAAGGCATCTTGCTTGATTAGGGTTTTAATTTCGCTCAGAGATAAATCATCCTCTAGGTCACAGACATACAATGTCATTTTATAAAGCTGTGCCATGCTAAGCCTCCTTTAATTTCGTATTGTAATTGTAACATAAAATGGTAAATTTGTCAAGAGGGAATTAGTCGGAGTTTTCTGCCATATAGTCAAAAAACATAGCAAGCCACATTAGTCCCCATATAACCCAAGTGCGCCAATCTGCAGACCCAAAAGATTTTGCAAGAATGATAAGAATAGCAGTTGTTGTAGTGAATTTAAGCATTTCAAATAAATCCTTCATAATCATATCTCCTCAAAAATACCAAGGCTGTTCATATACTCGTTGTACTTCTCAATTACAAACTCAAGAGTAGGGAAGTTGTACACATCTTTTCCAAACATATCTCCATAGAACGGAGTGTATGGTTGTCCAAAGTCTTCGTCTAGAACTAGAATATTGTCAAAGTCATTCCAGTCATGGATGTTATCTTTGAAAGCAATGCCGATAGAAAATTCAAATTCGTAAGGTTTATAATAAAAACATTTTGATAGAAAGAGTTTAGATTCTTTATTTATCCAGATGCCACCTTCACGAGCATTGAGTGTTATTAGGTCGTTGGTAGTAATGTTTGACTTTAGTTTGTATCTGTTAATTTTCATTTTTGTTCCTCCTGTTCAATTAGTGGCAAAATACCATCACTCTTTAGTAAATCATAAATGAACAATCTGCCTTTCTGAGTCCAATATGTGTGAACTTTGGCAAAAACAGAAGTATCTGTCACATAAGTTTTTGTATGAGTATATCCTTTAGAAGCATACTTTTGATACAAAAGCCAAATATCTCCCCGACGATATTGAACGCCCTTGTCGTGCAGATATTGATTCATCCATTTAGCAGACTTTCCATAATCTTTTGCAATAGTGGTAATGGTGATAACATCCTTACATTGCAGGACAATATCATAATAAGTTACTTTAGGCTCCATCTCTGCAATTTGCTGATTCTGGACGGAGACGGTTTGTAGCAATTTATTATTATCTTCATTTAGTTGGCGCACAGTTGCTAAGGTGGTACGGAACATTAACTTTGTTGCCTCATCCGCTGTTGGTAAATAGGTTGAAATAAATAGTTCATCATTGGCAACATAACCACCAGTTTTACGGATAGATGGGATGACTTCGTGTGTAATCCACCTCTTAAATTTCTTAGCTGCAGGTTTACGAGATCCAAGAACCAAAGTATAAAGACCTGCCTCATTAACTGTATTTAAGTTTTGAACTCCTCCAAGGGTGTCGGTTAAAACTACTCCCTTTTCATCATCATCCAAACGATTAATAGCATCTCTGCTATTAGTAATGTCCAATGCGTCACATATATCAGACGCTACAAACCAAGGTTCTCCATTAATCATAGTTGTTCTTACTTTACCAAATTCCTCGTTGTCAAATACCTTGATGTCATTTGTCATAATTATTGTTCCTTTCTATTAATTAATTTTGTACTGTAATAGATATTGTCTATAACTTTAAAATCTCTATGAAAATCACACATTATAATTCTTCCTCTGGTTCTTCATAAAATTCATAGCCGTCGCCACAATCTATAAGGTATCCTTTTTCTATGAGTTCAATCATTGCTCTATGGTATGAAGATTTAGACAGATTGGTAACGCTCATTGCATGGTTACGACGTAACTTCAATGTAAAGCCATCCTGATTCTGCATAAAGTACATATATAGACAGTAAGCTGATTTTGTCAAAGTTTCAAGTGCCCCCCGGTTGGCGGCAATGTTCACAATGCAATAGGGGTTATTTTGGTCGGACTCTGTTTTGTTGACTGTTACTTCCATTTGACACCTCCTATAATTTTGTATTGTAATGATAACACAGAATTTTTCATTTGTCAAGGGGAATAGTCCCAAAATTAGTACACTTTTTAAAAATAGTCCCATTGGCGGGACTTTTTCACGAAAATAGTCCCAAAATTAGTACACTTTTTAAAAAGTCCCAAAATTGGGACTACCTATATGAAAAAAGTCCCACCGGCGGGACTAAAAAAGTCCCAAAATTAGGACGCTTAACAATATAATATAACAATATAATATTTAACATTATATTTAAGAAAAAAAATGATTGGCAAATAGGATTGGACAATAGTGTTTGTACTTATATATTATTATATATATTTATTATTATATTATATATTATTATATATTTATATCTATATATTATTATATTTATATATATTATTATAATATATATTGTTATGTGTCCTAAAAATGGGACTATTTTTATGTTGAGAGTCCTATGGATGGGACTTTTTATTTTTTATGGGTTATGTTTTATTTTGTAGGTAGGCTTGTGCAAAAAGTGGTATAGGGATAGTTGAAAGTACCCCGGTAGGGTGGAGTTTTGCAGAGGATTGTTTTAAAAGTATGTGGAGAGGTGTTTATAGGAGTGTGAGAAGGTGAATTTTTGAGTGGTCTGTTTTGATGATGGGAAGGACGATAGTGGATCACTTATGATTTTAGATTTTGTATTAATGTATTAGTACAATATGATGAGGAATTTGGTGATTTGTTTTGTGTTGCTTAAAAGTAGAATGCTTGTACGATACGAGAGAAATTTGTTGGATGGTGGATTTGGAGATGTGGAAGTGGGATGCTTTTATATTTGGGAATTGGGAATTGATGGGTATATTATAGGGTGAAAATGTGGATGGTTTGAGAGTTTGGTTTGTGGGGATATAGGTTTAGATTTGTTGCTTTGGATGGGGTGATTTTGGGTATTTGTTGCGATTTTTTGTTTTGAGAAAATTTTTCTTATTTTTCAAGTCAGTATACAAAATAACCTCATCTTACAAAATTGTTTATTTTCAATGCTTTTGCCAGTTTTATGTACCCCCAGGTTCAATTTTCTCAAAATTGATATTTTGAGAAGTTTTTTGATTTTGACAATCCGAAAACAACAAAAAAATATGCTATTCTGATTTTGGGCAACGGCTCAGCACTGACTGAGTTTAGTTAGCTTTAGTTACTTCAGTAGCAAGTAACAGATAGGAGTATTTTATGTTTAGCATCAACGAAATCAAGGATCTTATGGCTATGGGGTTCACTACTGAGCAAATCGTTGCTATGAGCAACGAGGGTTCCGACAAAAAATCTTCTAAACCTACCCGTACCACTGGTCTCAGCAAAGCTGAGAAATGGGAGAATAGGAAGGCTGAAAGAAGTGCCGAAAGAGAGGAGTTTTTCAAGACCCACAAATGCATTTCTACTGCTAACGAAAACCGTGCTAAAATCTATGAGGCTATGGGATATGTTCCAAAATCTGGAATGTATTTCGATAAAGCTTTGTACAAAGCTACTGCTAAAAAACTTGGTTGCCTTGGCAAGTCTGGTAAAGTTGTCGGCACCTACGAACTTATCAAGTAACACTTGACCCTCTACCCTCTCACCCTTCGGGGTGAGGGGGTATTTTTTTTGTGTGAACGACTTTTGTATAATTTCAGTCGTTCTCTTTTTTCTTTTTTGTTCGTGTCTATGTATCATCACATAGATGCGTTTTTATATATTTTCCACGACCTACACATTAGATGCGACTTGTCAAAATCCCACGAGATAGGAGGTGTATGTATGATCTCACACAAGATGTTCAACAAGTTCGTGGCAATAGTTGACCGTCACTATCTATACGATACTGTCCACGACAATCGTGTAGGTGGTGTCTACTTTGCTATTGACTATGAGACACATACTCATGTGTATATCAGCAGATGGCACAATGGCTTTATCTACTTCAGATATGTCAATAACGACTATATCTTCACATCACTTGTTAAGAACTATCGTGACTACAATAGTTTAACTAAAATAATCAAAACATTTTAAGGAGGAATTAATCATGAAAAAAATCAATAGCGAGTACAAGTTCATCATCCGTATCATCATCTTCGTAGCTGTGGGTCTTATGTTTGTTGGCTACGGCAAGTATGTTACCAAGGTTGTCCGTGAGGAAACAATCCAATCTGCTGAGTTTGTTGAGTTCACCGACGATGGCTACATCATCAGCTTCGATGGTGAGGAGCATATCTACGACTACGAGGATTAAGCTATGCATCTTCTCAAACTATTTGGTAAAGATGCACATAGAGTTGTTGTCCTATGTGGTAGCAACTCTTTTTCATCACTATGCACCGTTGCTAAATTCCATCACACCACGAAGTAATGGTTGGAACATCTACCAAAAAGGTGTCCGCTACACATTGAGTACCAAATCACTTGATTGTGATGGTATCTATGCTCGACTCAAAAAACTTTAATTTGGAGGTATAAACATGAATATTAATTGGGAAGAACAGTACGCTCGGTTCGAGATGGATGAAGCCTTTGACAAGTATCTCGACGAATGCGAGGTCCTTGGTGTAATCCCTCTGCCATACAGCGAGTGGAAGAAATACCACAAATAAACCTGTAACCTATGGGCATCACTTCGGTGGTGCCTATAATTATGGGCTTATGTTTGCGCCACTCACCTAACGGGAGTTAAGGCCAAGTCCATAGGAAGGAGACAACAATGACTAAGTTCGAGCAGGTAGGAATCAATTATCAGTATGATGCAGTAACTAAGGAGCAGGCTATCAGATCTTTCCACTACTCTTGCAACTGTTGCTGCAACAAGGGGATGCACATTGACTGTGACCACTGTGCCATTGCCTGTACCCATGCTATGATCGTAGCAATTTTCGACAGTAAGGAGGACAAGTAACATGAAGATGACTAAGATTCAGAGAGACGCTATCAACGCTAAGAAAGAGGTGTTCCATGGCTACTGTATCCCTTGGGACCACAGCCTCACCAACAAGTTTATCCAGGAATGTGCCAAGCGTCCCAACACCAATCCCGAAGTAATTCTCGATATTCTCACCCACGACATCATTGTGAAGAAGATTGAGGCCAAGCCTGTGAGCTACTACCTCAACCTTCTTCACAAACACTGCCCTCATGCCAATGCCATCTATGAAGATGTCATCATTGACATCTGCGGTCAGGATGGCTTTGAAGCCTTGAGGAAGAACAAGTGCATCGAGGCTTGTGGCTATCTCTATGGGCGTAAGCTCTACGCCGTTTAACAACCGTTGGACGAGTTCTGACGAGTACAACTGAATATCTGGTGCAGTCGTGTAATGCCGTGAGCATAAATGTCCATTGATTTGGCTTATGTTTTTTAACCTTGCAACACGATGTGCCGAGTGGTTTCTGAAGGACTTCCACTTAAAAAGTTCTATCCCAATGGTTAGCACTTATGTGTTGACCAATATTTTATGGTTGACGAACCTTAACCGTGGAGGACTTTATGAATAAGCATGATGTGATGAAGGCTCTGGCTCTGTGCGGTACTGGGAGCACAAATTGTACTGGATGCCCGTATTACGCTATGGGCGGTTGTGACCGTCGTATGTGTGATGATGCTCTGTCCCTGCTCCAGTCCAATGACACTAAGCCCGCCTACCACACGGCTATCATCTACACCAAGCACACCAATCTGATGCCGTGGTTGCAGAGCAACTACACCAAGTTCAGTACTCACAGTACTACCGAACAGGTTCAGAGTATTCGTGCAGCATACGAAAAAGACCGTGATGTACAGCTCATTCTCCTCGTCCGTCATGAGAATGGCAAGTGTATCTGCCGCATCAAGTGTCCTATCAATCCTCTGCCCATTAAGGGTGAGTTCCAGTGTGTGTCTACTGGAGAAATGAACAAATTGCTCAAGTCTATGGGGTGGACATACAAGGAGAAAGTCCACAGTGGTATGTTTGCGTAAAGCAAAAGGCAAATTCAAAGCGAAAGGAGGTGATAATTTAATAATCAATCCCATCAAGCGAAAGGAGATATGTTTATGTTCAAAAGCAAATTTCAAATTGAGGATGGACCCATCTATGAAGGTTACACAAATGGAAATCACTGGAATGGATGGGCTTGTCCGTGGTTCACAAGGCAAATAGCCGAGCAAATTGCAAGGGAAGTCAATGCTGATGCTCCCTACTGCACAATGCACTACGACAAGGCAAATGATGCTTTCATTTACAAGGCAAACGGAGATGACGAGTGCGTTTACAAGGCAAATGAAAAAGGTCTGTACCCAATAGGCAACGGAGATTGGCGTTGGGATGACCTAAGCGAAATGGAAAGTGAGGTGTAAAGGCAAATGAAACTTAAAAGCGAAATACCTTATGTAAGGGAAAGGTTCTGCAAAATCAAAAACCTGCAAGAGTATGCAGTATCCCTCAAGGCAAACGGAAACTATAAAGACTTCGGCACAAGACTTGCTTGGGATTGCATCCATTGTTCTATCCCAAGCGAAACCGTTTGCGGCTGGTACGACAAGTACAACTGCAACGATGACCACATCACAACCTTGGCTAAAGCCGTGCTAAGAGAAATGGAGGTATTATAATGAACGAATATCTGGCTCAAGCGAAACAATTTCTGACCGACTGCAATGCAGAAATGGAAATCAAATTCCTCTGTAAGACAAATCCTACATGGGATGAAAAGTTGCACAACTGCTACTGGTTCACCATCACAACTCCGAAAGGCAAATACAGCGGCAAGTTCTACGACAGCCTGCACAATACGGAAATCTCTGATATGTCCCTTATGGACTATTGTCGCAAATACCACAAGCGAAATCCGATGGATATGACATTCTATGAGAGAAACAAATGGATAAAGGAACTTGCAAAACTCAAGGCAAACGCAATCCCTTCCGAGTATGACATCCTTGCAGCCGTAGAGAAGTACAGCTACGACAGTTTCAGTGACTTCTGTGCCGAGTTCGGTTATAGCACCGACAGTATCTCTGCAAGGGAAACTTTCCTTGCTTGTGGTGAGGAATATGTAGGGCTTCGCCGTATCTTTACGGAGGGGCAAATGGAAAAGATGAGGGAAATTTATTAAGTGGGTTATATTCTGCTCGATGAGGAGCTTTATCCAGAATCATAGAAGGGAGGTAAATAAATAATTGCCATTTTACTTATCATTGATTTCTTTATAATGCTATTCGGAGAGGACGAAAGGAAAGACGGAATTATTGTTCTTATTTTAACAATTATAGGCATTTTTTACCAGCTTATCGAAGCGTTGGTAAAAATCTAAACGGAAAGGAACAAAGCAAATGTTTAGGGTGTATTTTTATGTTGGTAAAGATCTCATTATCGACGGGACGATGCAATATCTTCCAAGACAAGGAGAAAAGGTAAAGGTAAACGGTAAACTGTATAAAGTGGAAGATGTTGCGTATCTAATTGAGCCGGGAACATCTTCCACAACAGAAGTCGTAATTAGGATGGTTTAAGGAGGTAGAAACCAAATGAACGTACTCGACAAACTTAGCATCCTTTCGGCAATGCTTAATTGCGTTGCATGTGACAACTGTATTGCAAAAGGCCATTGCCAACATATACTAAAGGGAGATTACATCGTTGAAATCATCCATGATGTAAGAGAACTGCTCAAGGAGGAACCTCATGACGATTGAGTGTCGATACGGACACTATGTTGTTCTCGATGACAACGGAAATGTGTATTGCTCCTGTGATACACATAAGGAAGCAGCAGACGAAATTGCAGAAATGGGGGAGCTAAATGAATAACAGTAGATGGCTCGAAAAAAATCAGTATACACGCATCAAGCGAAAAGGAAAGAAACTTGGAGCAGATTATGTAGATACAAAGTATCTTTACCATTGTGCAGATTTTAATCATGCTGTTGTTTGGTTTGCGTTTCGCCCTTTCTTCTGTGAGGCTTCCCTTATATCAAAGGGTCTAAAAACTAACGATTTTTCAAACAAGGAAGAGCTTGATATTATCAAAGCAGACCTTGACAAAGCGTTGGAGTTTATGGAATATCTGAAAGAATTTAATGCGGAAATAGAGGCTATGTAAAAAGGAAATTGTCGAACCCTTCATGGCAGAGCATCCCGACTTCGTGTGGTAACAACAATACAAAATTACTGAGAAAGGAAATTACTATGAAAAAGATTATTGCTATGCTCCTCGCCATTATGACCGTCTTCTCTCTGACTGCATGTGGTGGCAACAAGAAAGTCACCAACAACATCAAACGAAATGAACCCTGGCAGGATGTTGATAAGCGACTGCGTGAGGACCTCGATGACATGATTCTCCATACGGAATATGACGATGGTGTCTATTATGTGTTCGTCTCCATCGAAGGTGTAAACACCACCTCGACCTTCAACAGAAACGGCTTTGACAGTGCATTCAGCGACCTGAGCGAAACCATTTATGAGACTGCCGAAGTAGAAAATGCAATCGTTGTTCTGGCGTACAATAACACCGACCACGTTCTGTATACCACCTACAACGGAACCGACATCACTGACTACATGAACTAAAGGAGGTAAATAATTATGTTTCATGTTGGAGATAAGGTAAGAGCACTTAGACATACTCCGTATACTATCACAACCGACGGATGGACTGGTTATGTGACAAGAGTCTATGGTGATATGATTTGTGTATCTCAACAGAGAACTAATCCTGTAGGTGCATGCAACAACTTTAATGTGGAAGCTCGTTATTTTGAGCTGGTTGAACCGGCTCCCGAAAAGAAAAAGAAGGAAATTAATATGGAACTCGTAAAGGAAATCATCACTGACGAAGAAAGGGACATGCTACTCGATAATATGAAGTTCCTGCTCGACCAGTATGACTATCAGTACACCGATGAAGCTCTCAACAAAATTATCGACACCTGGGCAACCAACAAGGCAGACCTCATCACCGCATTCAAGAGGCATCCGAATTATCTTGAAGGCAAGTTTATGATTGTGTTCAGCCACAATTTCAACCGCGAAGTTGATAAGGATGAGATTAATAAGTTTAGGACGTGGCTGCTTAGTTATGATACTACTATGGCAGTAAGAGAATTCATGCCCGAAGACATGAGGAATCATGTTATTGACTATGGCCAGAAACTTCCGAGTGATTTTTACGACTTCATTTGTTCCTTGCCTAATAGTACCGAACAGTATATTGACGAAGACATTGTTAGTAGATTTGATGACATCTGCCCTGACATTCACGCCCACAAGGGACAGAAGATGAGCCGTGTGGTAAATAAACTGCTCACCTATGTTGGTTACAACAAATTGCCTGACTACAATAGGGAGTTTGCAAAGTATGCCGACGCCCTCAATCCGTTGCAAATCACGAGGCATACTGTTCTTTCTGTGAATCCCCTCGACTATCTCACCATGTCTTTTGGCAATTCCTGGGCAAGTTGCCACACTATCGACAAGGAAAACAAGCGTGGTATGCCCAACAGTTACGAGGGGATGTATTCCTCTGGTACTGTAAGCTATATGCTTGATTCTCCGTCTATGGTGTTCTATACCGTGGATGCTTCCTACAAAGGAAATAACTTCTGGAATGAGCCTAAAATCAACCGTCAGATGTTCCACTGGGGCGAGAACAAACTCATTCAGGGCAGACTGTATCCGCAGGACAATGATGGCAACAACAGTGCGTACACTCCTTACAGAGAGATTGTGCAGAGTATCATGTCTGAACTGTTTGGCTTTACCAATCTGTGGACTGTAAGCAGGGGAACCGGTGCCTCTGCAAAATATGTGGTTTCCGAGGGAACTCATTATAAAGACTATGAGTGTTATGGCAACTGCACTCTTTCTCGTCCGAAAGGAAGCGAGAATGAGAACGACATCACCATTGGTCATGATCCAATCTGCATCAATTGTGGAGAGGAACACGACACGCAGGACAATATTTTCTGCTGTGCAAAGAAGGTTTTCTGTGCTCATTGTAGAAGCGAAATTGATGATGGCGACATCAAATGGTTTGGATGATGAGCCTTACTGCTGCGACTGTTCTTTCTGGTGTGAACAGTGTGAGGAGTATCATGTTGGTGAGGGAACCAGTGTAAGAGGTTTCGGAATCGTATGTAATAGTTGCCTCGATGACTTCCACTACTGTGAGGAATGTGGAGAATATGTAACCGAAATACATGCCAATTGGGTAGAAAGCGAGGGCGCATATTTCTGTGATGATTGCATCGAGGACTACTTTGCACCGTGTGAACAGTGTGGTGAACTGCACAGATACAGAAACATGAGGGAGGTCGCTCGTCGTATGCTTTGCCCTGACTGTGCCGAGGAAGCCGAAAACGAAACCGAAAACTAAAGGAGGTAATGTATATGAATAAAGAATTTGAAAAGATTTGCCGTATGTCTCAGAAGTCTTTGAAGAATCATGTGAAGCAAAAGTTGCAGGTAGCTCATGGGAAGACCATTGTTGAAGATGGTTTTGTATATGCACAAGGGAAATTTCCTGTGCTGCTGGTGGCTCATATGGATACTGTACACAAGAATCTTCCGAACCTGATTGTGTACGATGACACTGGAGACATTATTTCTTCTCCGCAAGGGATTGGAGGAGATGATCGTTGCGGCGTGTATATGATTTTTGAAATCCTCAAGAGATTTAACTGCTCCGTGCTTTTCACGGAAGATGAGGAGGTGGGAGGAATTGGCGCAGGTAAGTTTGCAAAAAGCGACTTACTTGAAGAACTTGATTTTAACTATATTATCGAGTTTGACCGAGCTAACTCAAATGATGCTGTGTTTTATTCCTGTGCAAATGATGAATTTGAGGAATTTATCACGCAGGATTTCTACAAAACGAGCTATGGAAGTTATTCTGACATCTGCGAAGTGGCTCCCGCTCTTGGTTGTGCGGCAGTGAATCTGTCTTGTGGATACCACAATGCACACACAACAAGTGAATATGTGGTGTTTTCCGAAATGGAAAATAGCATCAAGGCAGCGTGTGCAATACTCGAAAGGACAACGGAAAGCGATAAGTTTGAGTATGTGGAAGATACGAGTTCTGTCTATTATGGCAACAACTATAGTTACAGCGGCGGATACTCAAACTACAGCTACGCCGGCACAATGGAAAGTTACTATGCGCAGAAGTATTATATTATCGAGTACGTAAATGTGTATGGTGCGACTGAATATTATGACACTTATGCTCGTTCAAAGGCAGAAGCAATCGGTCACTTCGTTATGGACAAAACTGATATGGCATACGACAACGTTGTTGACGTGTGCTCTCAGGATTTGTATTATTAATTAACGCCAAACTGGCAGAAAGGGAATTGACATCATGAAAAACATCAAAATCATCAAGGCCAAGTATATTGTGGAGAGCGACCGTCGTAAGGGTAAGGCAGTTATTTGTCTCGATACTGGCGAGGTGTACACAAGTGCAAAGGAATGTGCAGATCTTATGCATTTTAGCTATGTGTATTTCACACAGCTTCTCAACAAGGGGAGGGTTGCAAAAGATGGACATCTGTATTGCTACGTTGCAGACATGGCTTACTATGCAGATGCTATTCAGTCCAGAATTTGTGAAAGAAATAAAGTTATGAAGATGCAGATGAAATATGATGCCATGAAACTTAGACTGGCAGAAATTGAACTTGAAAGAACCAAGCTAATTAATGACATGGGCGAATTTGGAAAGGAGAGTGTATGATGAAGTGTGCTTGTAAAGATTGCACAAAGAGATTTGTTGGTTGTCATGCAACTTGTACATCATATGCAGAATACCGTGCAGAAATTGATAGAACGAGAAAGGAGAAGAACGCAAGATCAAGAAATACTATGACAAACAGAAAGATAAAAATGATAAGCAAAACTGCATATGCGAAGAGATTTGTAGATGTTTAACGAGGAGGCAAAGTAAATGACACTTGAAGAACTGAAAGCTGAAGCAAACAAACTCGGCTATAGCCTAATCAAAAAGAAACCGTATACTCCCATTAAGCCTTGCCCAGTATGTGGCAAGAGGGGTACGAGTGTATGGTATGGTCAAAGAGGTAAGGGAACGATGAGGCAGTGTTCTTTCTGTGACTTTGCAGGAGATTGGACAAATGAAAAAATCTCTGTGAACGAAGCATGGAACAATGCAGTTGAAAGATACCTGGAAGAACATGAGGAGGTAAAGCAATGACTCTCTATGCAGTATATGCAACGAATGAAGATGGTAGCTTTTCATGGATTGATAGTTATTGGTTGAACTATGAAAACGCAGTGGCAAGATTTAAAAAGGTATGTATTTATGAAAGAGAGCCTACTAAAAGCGAAGTTAACCATTATGTGAGAGAAATCACAACACAAGATTAAGGAGGATTATTGACATGAGCGAAATGGTTAAAAACTGGTTGATCGAACTGTACGAAAGAGAAATCAAAGAAGCTCTTGGTTCGATTTCAAATGAGAGGATTTGGTTGATGGGTTCTGATGTGTGGGAGGAGGAAAAAATGCATCTCGACAATATGGCAAACCTCAATGAGTATATTGCCACATTGAAAACTCTACTGAATGATACCAAGGAGGCAAAGTAAAGTAAGTTGACGCAGTAGCATAATAGGGGTAAAATAATTACGAATAATGTATAAGTTAGGGGGGTAAATAAATGGTTGTTATTTTACTTATCATCATTGCTTGTGTGTTACTGTTCGGAAAAGAGGAAACAAAAAGTGGGATTGCAGGTCTCATTGGAACAATCATAGTCTTTGCAATTATTGCAATGATTGCAAATGCGTGTGGGCTTTTAGACTAAACAAATAGTTTGTCCTATAGTGGGGCAAACTAATACAAAACGAAATACAGTACGAAATTAAAGGGAGGAATAAACATGGAAGTATCAAGAGAAATCAAAAAGGTAGAGGCAATTAACCGCATGAAGGAGCTTGGGCTATTTGCTCCATGCATCAAGGCATTTAAGAGCAGAGATGAAGTGCAACTCTCTGAGCAGACTGGTGGTTTATATGAGTTTAGCGCCGACGGGGAACTTACTGCAAAGGTGCAAGAATTTGAAAGAAAAAATAACGCTCTTGTGTATCATGTAATCCATACTCTTATGAAGCTTGATGGAGAAGTGATGGATATGTACAACTTCCTATATGTGTCTGACTATCAGGAAGAATGGGAGACGGATAATGCCGATATTAAGGAAGGCTATGTGTTTGCCTATGTATGGAACAAGACCATTGACTATTTTAGTGAATTCGGCAGTATTGCCGTAAAAGGAATGTTTGGCGGACTCGTGAGAATCGGCTAAGAAAATTTGTGAAAATTGTTTATTGAATTTCAGAGGGGAGGTGATATAATAAAGGCAAAAGGAGTTGGTGTAAATGGAAAACAAAGAGTTACAAGAAGTGGTTGATGTGATACTTCAGGCATTGCTTGAAATGGAGGAGAGATTCAACAAGAAGTTCGACGAAATAGACGAGTGGTTTGACAAGTTTGAAACAAAGTCAAAGTAAGCGGAGGGGCATTTTCCCCACCCCTTACACAACACAAAATTAATGGAGGTAATTTTATGAGAGTGCTGCTCAGAAGCTGCCCAAACGGAGATCAGTATGTATGGAAGAAGGCAGAAATGAAAGATACAAGAACATTTGCTTTAGAGGATGGAACTTGCGTGTATCAAGCAGGCATTGTTTCTATTTCAAGAGATAACAGAAAGAAATTTGTAAAGTGTTCTTCCTGCGGAGCACTTATCAGAAATACACCGGAAGCAATTAAGGAACATACCGATAGGGCTTCAACTTCTGCATCTTGTTTTGGTTGCCAGTACATGAGAGAAGGAGATGGTAAGCGGTTATCTGCAAAATATACTCTGCAAGAGGATGGGAGCTACGTGGTAAATACAAAAAAGAGAGTTAAATTGTATTGCAGAGCATCGTTTAGGTTCCAGGATATTAATTCTCAGGAAGCAAGGGAAGTCTGTAGGTTCAAAGGTTGCGCCACGGCGGAAATGCGGCCCATTGAGGATATATTTACAAATTATCCTGGTCTATTTGACGACATAATTACTGTGGATAGAATTCTTGAAAACGGGTTCACAGAAAAGATTGAATATAAACACAGGGGTGTTACTTACTATAAGCTGAAAGGGAAGAATCATATTACTGCAATAGTCAACAAGTTAAACATTGTTGACCGTTTTGTAATTTGTTACAGAAGTCAGTCGTTTGATGTTGTGTATTCTAAAAAGTACAACAAGCTGTTTCTTATTAATGGTGGCTGGTATAATGAATACAATAGTTCCGAATCCATTCCTGACAAAACCCTTAAAAGCATTAAGGAAAAAATTGCAAGCCTATATAATTGAAAGGAGATATAATTATGGCACTCTACAATGTTGGGGATCGTGTTGTTGTAAGGGAAAATCTTGGTGTCATTAGTAGAAATTATCGTTATGGGCACGGATGGGGAATGGAGCGTTTTAATGGACGTGCTGTAACAATCGAAAGAGTTGTTGAACATAACGGTATCGAAGAAGATACTGAATACTTCCTCGAAGAAGATGATGGGAAATTTTCTTGGGGCAGCGCTGACTTTGCTGGTTTTGAGGATGGGACGGTTCCTACAGCACAGCCAAGCACCATTCTTACAAAGGCAGATATCAAGGAAGCGTGGGGTCAGTATTGTGACACGGACAAGCTCGTCGATGATGTGATGGCTCTGCTTACCAAATATGGGCATAGAAATACTGAGCACGGCGTATGTACGATGCTGAATGAATATTTCACCAACAAAAAGGATTTGATTGAACTGTTTCAAAAGTCTGCTTATTACATGGGCGACATGCGAATCATGATTGACATTGAACTCGAAAGAGAAAATAATGCAGATGATATTTATTCATTTTGCGAAAACTTCTATAATAATGTTGACGCAAGCAGGTTGATTCTGAAGTACGAAGATGAGTATGGTAAGAAAATTGATGATTACATCAGAACTGGAGTAGAGTGCATTACGGCAAAAGATTTGATGAAGCCAGAAGTGGTTGCAAAGTTAAAAAATGTAACAGATGCACGCAATAAGTTTGCAGATGATAAAGCAACGCTTGCTTCTCATGCAATCGAAAATGAGTGCTATAGCGCAATGCGTAAATTTAAGATGTTCAGACTTTCTACTATTGATAAAGAATTTTCTGAAAGCATGGATGAGAAATATAAAGTAAGGGAAGGTATGAAGACTAGCCGCGCTTTCAATCGAGTATGCGGATTCTACGGAATAGATAAATTGCCTAAGTATAACAAGCTGTTTGCGAAGTATGCTGATATGGTAAGTGGACTCAAAAGAAAGCTAAAGTTCTTTATTAGCGTCAATCCTATTGATTATTTAACTATGAGCTTCGGTGTAAACTGGGCTTCTTGCCATACGATTGACAAAGAGAACCGTAGAGGTATGGATAACGCCTATTCTGGTATGTACTGCGGAGGGACTGTAAGTTATATGCTGGATAGCACTTCGATTGTTACCTTTGTGCATAATCATGTTCCGACTAATTGGGAGGACGGAAAGATTTATAGGTGTATGTTTCATTATGGAAAGAACATTCTTGTACAGGGCAGAGTGTATCCACAGGGGAATGATGGTAGAACAGATTTGTATAAAGTATTCCGCAACTATGTACAAAATGTATTCGCCCCTATTCTTGGTCTTACGGATACTGTCTGGAGAAAGAAAGAGGATCGTGATGTAGGCGGCAATGTAGATTCCTATGGAGTACATTATCGTGATTATACAACTTTTGAAAATTGTAATGTTTCTTATCCAAGAGAAAGAAGCGAGAGTCGTGATAATATAATTGATATTGGTCATTCTGGAATCTGTGCCAACTGTGGTAGACCCTTCACAGAGAGTGGGAGAGTTAGTCATATTAGTTGTTCGATTTGAAAGGAGATATAACATGGAATTTAAACGTACAATTCCCGCAGGTCAATTTTGTTTGTTTACTGTTACTATTGCGGACGATATCATAATCCGTAAAAGAATGTTTCAAACATTTGGAGATGCTTTTGACTATATTCAAAAGTATGCTAATGGGGCAGAAATTTTTGAAGTGAAATCCGATAGTTTTTCTGTTCAATATGCGTTTCTTTCGCACGATACAAAACATTTCATTCGTTTTGCTACGGCTACCATTGATGCCCATTTGTTCACTTACGATGCAGATAAACCACTCGTTACTTCTAATTTTATGTGGACATATGATGATGAAAAAAGAACTGGTCATTTGCAGTAAATAAGGATGGAGAATAAATGTCATACAACATGCTAGATATGGAATTTGATTACAAGGAACAAATCGAGTATTTTGAGTCAGAAGTAAAAAGGCTGAAGGCAAAATGTAACAGACTTATTCGAGAGAATAGAGAACTGAAAAATAATACGTCTAAACAAACTGTACCAAATCCAGTAAATGTCTATGGAACAACGCAATATTATGAAAACGGGCTACTTGAATCTATTCACGACGGGTTTGGGTATCGTGACACAGACGGAAATATTACATGGTATGACGGATATGAACCGATTGACGATGAATTTCATGTGTCATTTATTTGCCCGTATGGAAATGGCTGTGATTTAAAGGAGGTTCAAAAATGAGAGACCCCAAGAGAATTGATAAGTTCTGTGAGATGCTCAAGGCATACTGGTACATGGTCCCTGACTGGAGATTTATGCAGTTGGTATGCAATCTTCAGGCACAAATTGGAAGTGACGGCTTCTATCTGGAAGATGATAAGACAATTGAGCTGATTGAGCAGATGTTGAAAGGAGAATAAAATGATTCAGTATGTTGATGATTATATTAATGATGATTGGGAAGAAGGAGTTCCTACTCCTGATGATTGGGGAGAAGGATACTTAAAAATTACTGCCGAAGACCAAAGTTGGAATAAGGAAACTCTCAAACAGTTGCGTGAAGAGTACGATGTTATCTTTATGTCTGCTGGTGACGGAGTTATTCCAATAAAGATATTCAAATATGGAGAGCATTATGGAGTTGTCCTCGGTTCAGAAGATGATGGAACTATGCGTTTTGAAAGGTATTTCGGAGACTTCAAAGGTGGCTTTTCTGATTACTGGATTGATTTCTTGATTGCAGATTTGCAGGAGGCCAAAAGATATATTGCGGAGTTAAAAGAAAAGGAGAAGTAAAATGCTTATTAATCATAACAACAATGAAACTAATCATGTCGAGTTTGTTTCTTATAGTGGCAGATATCCAAATCTTTGTAGTGGTGTTCTCGTGTTGAGAATTGATGGACTCACATATTGCTTTGGGCATGAAGTTGGAAGTTATGATTTTAATACAAATAAATTTAGAGATCATAACTACAAACCGTTCTGGCATAGTGGAGGAAATATTCTGGCAGATGAAAATTGGAACTTTGATGTATATCAAGGCGAATGGGAAATCAACGCAGATGAGATTCCTGAAGAATTCCGAAAATATGCAGCAGAGATTGATAGAGTATTTAATGATAACGTTCCATGGGGATGCTGCGGCGGATGCATTTAAAACGATACAAAATTAAAGGAGGATTTAAAAATGTTTAAATTTATTATTAAAACTGAAAATGTAGATGGGATTGTTATTACAAGAGAATTTGATACAGCATCTTGTTTCCTTATGGCTTGCGAAAGCGATGATATTGATGTCGCTATTTCTTTTGACGACCCAATTGTTAGCGTATCTTATGGAGGTGTCGATGTAGATATTTCTAAATTTAAAAATGTTAATGATTTATATTGTTGGATGTGCAGTGATGTATGCGACTGGTTTTAAAGGAGGACAATTAAATGTCCAAGAACTACGATAAAAGACTAACCATTAGAAAAGAATTGAAAAATATTGAGCTTGATACGTACACAATTTTTAAGGTAAAGGCGTTGATTGATATGCTCATTACAGAAAAGAAATGTCCACATTGTGGAAGGCAGCTTCTTCTAAGTGATTTAGAACAATACGATTATGTATGTTCAGAATGTGATGAGAACTTCTTTGAATGTGAGGTCGATGATTAATATGAATAGTGAGTTTCAATACAAAATGCTTGACCGTATGAAGTCAGATTGTGACTATTATCTTGGTTTTGGAAACAGAAGTACCAAATATCTATGGGGAAAGAGCGTTGAAAAACACATTGAAGCCATGAGGCGAATTTGGAATGAACTTAAAGATAAGCCTGTATGGTTGAATATGGAACAAATTGATGAATATGAAAGGAAGATGAAGAGTGAATAATATTGAAATTAATGATAAGGGTTTTATAACTCTTGATGATAAGGTGATGGTTTCCGATCCATGTTATGGAATGAATACTTGGTGTCAAGGGACGATTGATAATGTGCTCAAAGGCAACTACAAGTGTACGGTAGAAACTTCTGATGAAGGCGCATGGGGTAGACGAGTTTCCGCAATTCAGGTTGTACATGCAGATTATATGAATAAGTTCCTTGAATACAGTAAGGAAAACTTCGTGGTCGGCGTTGATAGTGGTCAGGCTGGTATTTTTGATTATGAATATTATAAGAAGTATCATAGTGGCGACAATGAAACTGAACATGTAGATAACGATTGGTATTGGAGAGTATGTGAACTCACAATAACGACTAAGAAAAATCCAAATTATGTAGCATTCGTTTTTGATGATAACGTAGAAGATATGGCCGAACAGTTAAAAAAGTACAGAGAATGGAGCAACAACACAAAGGTAAGTTGGCCAACGATTCAGATTAATGATGGAAATACCATTGATGGTCTTGGCTTTGCTTCTTCTTCTGGATATGGAGATGGCAGTTATTGTTGTTGGACTGCGCATAATGAGGAAGGGAAAATTGTTGCGATTAGAGTGGAGTATATTATAGAAGATGACGAGGAGGAAATATAAATGAGTATTTATCAGAAATACGTTGATGAACTTCTTGAATCTATGTGGGATGAGCTTGAAGATGTACCTATTGATGAAAATGAATGCCTTGATGTTAATTGGAAATGCTGGAGCAAAGGAACTTACAGAGAGGAGATTTGGCATTGGTTTGATGAGAACCACAGCAAAGGTGTTGGCTGGCTGATGAATGAAAGAGAAACAAAATATTAAAGGAGGATTTTATTATGAGTACAAGAGGACTTTATGGATTCCGTAAGAATGGAATAGACAAGGCAACTTATAATCACTTTGATAGTTATCCAGATGGGCTTGGGGCGGATGTAATTAGCTTTATCAAAAAGCATTCAATTGATGAACTTGAAAAGTTTTATGACAGAATTCAGATGGTGTATAATGGTGCAAGCCCTACAAAGGAGGAAATCAAAGTCTGTGTAGATGCGGGCCTGTGTGATCTCAGTGTATCAACGCGGTCTACAAATGATTGGTATTGTCTACTGAGAAATATACAAGGGAATTTGGATGCTCTCTATAATAGTCCAGTTGCATATATGATAGACGGCAGTGATTTCATTAAGGATTCGTTGTTTTGTGAGTATGCATACATCATTGATCTTGACGTAAAGACACTTGAGTTTTATGTTGGATTCCAGAAAGAGCCGAACGTTTTCAACAGATATGGAACTGAAAGTGATAATGGATATTATCCTTGCAAGATGGTATCTTTTTATTCTATTGAAACTATGAATGAACATTCTGTTGAAGAGTATATAAATGATATGAATAAGGTCAGTGAATAAAATTAATATTAATGATTGAAGGGAGATGCGTTATCATAGGATTGGATATGTATTTGAATAGAATGCCTCGTTATAAGAGTGCTACTGCAAGTGATGTGAGCGCAATTGAAAACTATCTTGATTGGCAGAAGGCAAAAAAGGAAGGGAGTGAGTATGCAAATTGTACACTGAAAGAGTGGTGTGGTATTGATATTGATAAAATGCCAGATATTGATGTAGTTGAATATTATATTCAATTCTATAACAATAAGTATTATGCTTGGGACTCTGAACACAACTATGGACATAGTTCTATTATGGAACAGGTCGGTTACTGGCGAAAAGAGAATATGATTCATCAATGGTTTGTTGACCACGTTCAGAATGGAGTTGACGACTGCTGCTATCACAATGAGTGTACAAAGGAAATTCTTGAGGAATTGCTTGATACTTGCGAGAAAGTGAAGCAGATTGCAGTATTGAAGCCAGGAAAGGTTGTAAACGGACAGACACTTATAAACGGAAAGTGGGAAAATTGTTATGAGGATGGAGAGGTCATTGTAAATGCTGATGAAGTTGCAGCACTTCTTCCTACTCAGGGAGGTTTCTTCTTTGGAGCAACTGAGTATGACAATTGGTACATGAGAGGTGTTGAGTACACAATTGATATTTTGACGCGAGTACTTGAAACAACGGACTTTGAAAAGGAAATGGTCTATTATGTAAGTAGCTGGTAAAAATAAGGCTAGCTATATGGAAAGGAAGGAAATTAAATGTATACTGTGTACGATTCAAAGGGGATTCCTTACGAAACTGTGTGGAACGAAATTGAGGCGGACTGCATTGCTTATTACATCGGCGGGTACTATGAAGAGAATAGGAGGACGAGTAAATGACAATCTATGATTTTATTAACACTTGCTGTACTGTTGATGGTGTAGAATTTTCGATATTTGATTGTAATAGCGAAAAAGCATTTGATATTTCGGAAGAAGATCTGAGGTGTTCTGAGTGGGAGGATTACGAAATTGGAGGTATGGATATTTTCTATGATGAGAAAAGAAAGAATATCCATGTTGAGTTTAATATAGAGATTGATGAGGAGGAAATATAAAGTGAAATGGAAAATAATAAGTACATCCAAACATATATTACACTTGATGAAGAAGAATTAAGGCTTCTTAACATCCCAGAAGAATATTGGGAAGACCTTGATGCTGTAAATGATGCGATTCATTCTATGATTTATGAAAGGAAGGAAAATTAAATGAAAACTTGGAAAATTCCTGTGTGTTGGGCAATGATGGGAACTGTAAAAGTTGAGGCAAATACTCTTGCAGAAGCAATTGAAATTGCAAAAGATGATGCGGGTGTTATTCCTATTCCAGATGATGGAACGTTTATGGATGGTTCTTGGGAGGTCGATTGCTTTGATGAGGATTATCTTCGTGAATGGTACAATGGAAATCAGATTGATGGGGAGGAATATTAAAATGAAAGAAATTACAAGCACAGTTTACAAGGCATTTGATGGAAAGGAATTTGTGAGCCGTAGCGATTGCGTGGAGTATGAAGCAAATGCATTTAAAGATGTCAATTTGCAGAAGTTTGACGTGCAAATTCCTTATGGAGATAATGATCTTTATACTCACGTCGCTTACAAAATCACTTCAGAAAATGAGTTCAATATGTTTGTGGCATATCTAAAATATAACTATGGCGACATTTACGGAATTGAAGAGTACTCAGGCAACGGATGGTATATGATAACAACGTCTGAAAGAGATTGGGTAAATGTATATCTGTTGAGCAAAGTTGTTGAAGACTTTACGCATATGCTTTCGGAGATTGCAAAAAACACTTTGAAATTTTAAGGGAGAATTAAAAATGAAAATTGAGTTTAAGACAAGTAATGCGGCTTTTGATGAATATGGTGATGCTGAGGTAGCTCGTATCCTTGAGGAAATTGTGCATAAGGTAAGGCGAGGATATGACCACGGCGCAATTATAGACATTAACGGGAATAAAGTTGGATTTTGGGAAATGTAAGGAGCCGAAAGGCTCCTTTTTACTTGACAAGAATACAAAATTAATGTATAATGGAGGTATAAAAATGGAAATGTACGCAAAGGTGACAAATGGAAACACAAAGCTTGGCAGAGCAATTTCTAATATTAATCTCCCTGCAATTGTTACTTGCAGGAAAGGAGCGCCTTGTTTTAAAGGATGTTATGCGTTGAAGGGGCACTTTATGTATCAGAATGTAAAGAATTGTATGCAAAAGAATCTGGATGCATATCTTGCAAATCCTAAAAAGTATTTTGATAGCATTGCGGAGCAGACCGCATTGTCTAAATATGTGAGATGGCATAGCAGTGGCGACATTGTTGATGCCGCTTATTTTGATGGAATGTGTAAAGTAGCCAGAAAGAATAAGGAAACACATTATCTCTGCTTTACTAAGAAGTATGAGATTGTAAATGATTTTATCAGCAAGGGAAAGAGGATTCCGAAGAATTTGAGTATTGTATTTAGTGCTTGGAGCGATTGGGTTCCTGAAAATCCTTACAATCTACCAATGACATGGGTGTACGGGAAGAATTTTAATAACGATAAAATTCCTACTGATGCAATTCCTTGCGCTGGAAAGTGTTATGAATGTCAAGCGTGTTGGTCTTTGAAGAAAGGGCAGAATGTCTTTTTTAAGAAGCATTAACAATACAAAATTAATGGAGGAATATTAATGAACAAATATCAATATTATGTAAATGGCAAACCAGTAACAAGAAAGGAAATGATGGTAGAACTCAAAAATAAGTGCTATAAGATAATTCGTACTGAATACATTGGTGACATTGGAATCAACACAACAGAAACTGATGAGAAAAAGTTTAATAGCTTCATGCGAAAAATTGAGAAAGGACACATTGTCCTGATTGATAATAAAACTTTTCGTCGCAAGATAGTATAAGGAGGACAAAAATGAAACTGTATGTGACTTCAGATATTCATAGTGCTTACACGCCTATGAAAAAGGCATTAGATGAATCTGGTTTTGATCCGGGAAACAAAGAGCATCTCTTAATTGTATGTGGAGATCTCTTTGATAGAATGGACGAAAGTCAACAGGTTCTTGATTATATGATGAGTGTACCTAATAAGGTTCTAATTTTCGGGAACCATGAAGATCTTATGACTTCGATGTGTCGAAGAGGATTTCCGCGTTCAAACGATTTTCACAATGGAACGCACAAAACGGTATGTGACTTGGCTCCTAATGAAAAAGAGTTTCATACCGCCTGTGCAGTTACAATGGAAAAACTAAATCCATTATTTGACAAGATGGTTGATTACTTTGAAAGTGAGCACTATGTATTCGTTCACTCAGCACTCCCCGTAGGAGACGATTGGAGAGAAAGTCATAAAAAAGACTGGATGTACGCCAGATGGCCTAATCCTTTCGAGGAGGCAACTTTATATAAAAATCTACCAGAAAACAAAACTTTGGTATTTGGACACTGGCATACAAGTTGGATGTGGTCAAGAAATGGAGTTGGAAGTGAATGGGGTGATGACGCTTGTTTCAAACCTTATTACGGAAATGGATTTATAGGGATCGACAGTTGTGTTGCCTACAGTAAATTTTGCAACGTGATTGTGCTGGAAGACAATTTATTGGAGGATTAAAAATGATTTGTGGATTTCTTGATACAAAAGGAATTTTATATCCTTGTTCTAGGTGGGAGCATACTTCTAAAGCAGAAAAGTTGGTTGATAAGTTTAACTTAAAACGCACAAAACCTTTTGAATTATGCGAAGATGTTCTCTTGAAGAATGGTTGGATTTGTATAAGAGCTTCTGATGCATATAAATGTGTCTGGGATAATGAGGGAAATGTGATGTGTATCACAGATGAGCAACAGAAGTTCTTTGAGGATCATAAGGCAGAGTTTAATGAGCGTCAGCTTGCTGACATTGAAGGTATGTTAAGAGATTTTGGTAATTTGTATAGATTTCATAAGGAGGAGAAATGATTACTAAAATTACTAAGATGGTTCCTGTGACATATTTTGTCATTGACGGAATTGAGTTTGTTGGAAGCGAACTTATCTGTACACTTGATGATGTGCTTAATATTCTTGGAAATGAAATAGGCGAATTAGAGTTAGGATATTCTGAAGTAGCCGAAGATCTTGCAGAACTTGGTTATCTTGAAAAAACTATTCGCTATGGGGAAGCTATGTACCGAGATACAAAAGATAAAAAGGCAGAAGCACTTTTAAATGAGCTATTGAAAATGTAAACAATAATGCGTATAATAAACATAATTGGAGGTGTAAAATGGAAAAGATTATTGAGATTATGGAACTGCACGAAGGAAGTAGTTGTTTGGTGTGTGGGGAAAAGGCAGAAAAGAAAATTAAGTTTAACCGTATTGGACTTGGATATTATGATGTAATTATAAGTTTTAATGTTTGTTCTAAGTGTTTAGAACAGATGAAAAATGAAATGGAGACCCGTGAATAACGGGTCTCTTTTAATTGAAAGGAGATTAATTATGAAACACATTTATACTTCACCTCTTTGTGGTTGGGACGAATCGGCAGACCGTGTTTATGTATACGAACTTGAGAATGATGAAGAAGTTTTGGATTTTGAGAAGATGAGCTTTGAAGAGAAGTGTGATTTGTTTGGCGTAAGAGAGGAGTATGATGTGATGCCCGGTGCATTGTATCACAGATATGATTTTCATTGTACTGGAAGTCATATTATTATGACGGAAGTCGTTGCTTGTAATGTGTAAGAAAGGAGATTTTAAAATGAAAACTAGATATGGTTACAAACTGTTTGAAATGGATACTACTGGCAAGTTGTATCCTCTTTTTATTGGCAAAAATAAGGAAACCAAGATTGGAGAATGGATTCCTGCAGAGAATTTACCCACCAAGGGCTTTTCGCTCAGACCTGGATGGCATCTCGGAATGGACATTCCTGACGCTCCATGGCTTCGTGGATATGATGGTTCTGACCTTGGACCTTATAAGGGAAGAAATAAGGGATGGAAACGAGTATGGTGCTTGTGTGAATATGATGCAACAAATGATTATAGAGAGGAAGTATTGAAGCTTCCAGGAAAGTGCATGAAAGACAGAGTTCCAAAGAATGGATTCTACTGGTTTAAGGAGGGTTCTCGTGGAACATGGATTATTACAAGTGCAATTCGTGTCGTGAAAGTACTTGAAGAAAAGGAAAGACAGGAGATTCTAAAGCAAAATGAATATGATGAAGTTGCAGCTTATGCTAGATACAAAGCAGCGTTTGAAAAGAGGATGGCAAGTTGACAAAATATTCTCAAAATTATTGACAATACGAAATTAAGGCGTTATTATAAAAGAAAGGAAGGTTGATGCTGATGAAAACATTGAATAGGTGTGAATCTGAGAACTGCGCCGCCTATTGTCGTCATCATTCTTGTTATTTAACGGTAAAACAAATCAGACAAAAGAATTGCTTGCAAAAGCAATGTTGGTACCTAGAGAAGAATGAAGCCCATAATTGGTGGCAACAAAGAGCTGCGGCAAAACGAAAGAGGATTGAAAGAAAAGAAAGACTTTGTGGAGGTATTGAAAATGTTTAAGAAGACAAAGTACAATGGTGAACCCGCATATGTTTATTACAACGCAAATCCTAAAGGTAAAAGAACTGATGATTGTGTAATTCGTGCAATTGCAGCGGCAGAAGGAAAGACATGGGAAGATGTTTTAAGAAAACTCGTAGAATATTCAATTAGAACTGGATATATGGTAACGGCAGTAGAAAATTATACCTTGTATTTTGAGGAGAATGGTTGGAAGAAAATGAAGCAGCCCGTGAAGAGTAACAGACAGAAATATAGAGGTTATGAGTTTGCCAAGGTATATAACGGAAGATGCCTTGCTCATGTGGGGACTCATCATATGAGTTATCTGTGCGATCATAGCTGGTATGACATTTGGGATTGTACGGGCGGAGTTGTAGGCAACTATTGGGAGTATGTTGGAAAGAAGGTGGATTAATGGCAAAACCGGGATTTGATAAGTGGCTAAACGATATGCAGAGAAAAGGCAAGTATAAGACAAAACTGCGTTTAGAAGGGTATATAAAATGTATGGTAGATAATCAAATGCATTATATTAAAGGAGATTATTATTTGTACGACAGTCACGGGAATGAAATTTATAACTGTATTGACGAAAACGAAACGGGTGTTGTTGCAGCTCGTCGTGACATTCTGAATATTCTTCAAGAAGTGTATTATGCTAGTGAACCAGAAAAATGGCAGAAGAGTGGGCCGTTATATCTTGATGATAAAAATAAGAAGCAATCAGTAGACACATTCAACGGAACTTTGTTGTATGTAGTCGTCATGTTGCTTCTGACAATCTTCAATGATAGAATTATCGGCTGGATTGGAGCTACAGTATTCTATCTTATTTGGAAATCTTCAAAGTATAATTAAAGGAGGATATTATTATGAATGGACGTCTAGAATCTGAATTAAATAAACAAAAGGTTATTAAGGCAAAATTGAAAAAGCTTCCGCCTATCTTTACAGAATTTTATGGTTATATGGAAGAAGATGATAGATCTTATAATACGATAGAGCATTATATTGATTATAATGTTGAATTCATGGAATATGTTATAGGAGGAAAGAAGGACGATGAGTATTATAAAAGTGTAACTCAGTCCAATGTAAGGCAGTTTATTTCTTCTCAGAGAACAAAGGAAAAAGAAGGAGAGATTGTAAGAACGGGCGATAGTATTCTTGCAACAAAATGGTCGGCAATTAAAAAATTCTTCGTATTCTTGAATGATCTTGGTTTTACAGATAATAATCCGGTAGAAGGGGCAAAGAGACCAAAAGTAAAAGCAAAAAGTGAAGTAACATTCTTGGAGGAAGACGAGATTAGTAAGCTGTTTGCAAACATAAAAGAAAAGTCTACAGAAAGATTGTTTAATAGAGATTTGTGTATCTTCTCACTTTTCATTTCTACCGGATTAAGAAAGTCTGCATTGGTGCAAATAAATGTAGAAGATGTGAATTTCAAGACAAATACAATCACAGTTATTGAAAAGGGAAGAAAAGAAAGAACTATTGGATTTGGTGAAAATATGAAACAATTGTTATTAAATTGGCTTCAGGACAGAAGGGATTATTTTGATGTAGATGAAAGAGGTCCTTTGTTTGTATCACAATGGAATAATAGAATGTCGCCAAAGAATATAGAATTGCTATTGAAGAAATATATTGAGGGCGTTACAGATAAGCATATTACACCTCATAAGCTTAGAGCAACTGCAGCAACACAAATGGGAGCACACGATGTACCAGTGCAAGTAATAAAGGAAATTTTGGGGCATAATAATGTCAATACGACTATGAGATATGTCGCTGCACTCGATAAGCAGAAGCAGGAAGCTGTTAATATTCTTGATAGTATCGTAAAATAAACTTGACAAAATTAATATTGTACTGTATAATACAGTTATAAGGAGTGGAGAAGGAGATGTTTAACGAAGCACAAAAAGAGACATTTATAAAAGAGTATTTGAGGAGTAAGGTGGTTGCAGAGACTAGCCTTTACGCAGTTTTTAAAAAGACAGAGGGATTTGAAGAGAAACTTAATAAGGATGTGTCAAAGTTTACTAGGGATGAGATTCTAGATATGCTTGCAAAATTTAAAGCAAAATCAATCAACTCTTTGTTGAATTACACTATTGTTTTGAAGCATTATTCTAGATTCGTATTCGGAGAAGTTGGCACAAATGCGTATGAATCAATTGGAAAAGCAGATGTTGCCGATATGGTAGACAAAGATGCAAACATTTTGCTTACAAGGGAGGAGCTTGATGACGTTGAGGTTCAGCTTCTTAACTGGGTAGACAAGGCAATTGTAGAATTGTTATGGGAAGGTGTTTCTGGTAAGAATATGAATGATATATATTCAGTTACAGAGGAATGCGTGCAAGGAGATAAGTTATGTGTAAACGGTAAAGAGTTTCCTATGACAAGTAGACTGAAAGAACTTTTACCGAAAGCGTTTTCTGAAACAGAATCTATGGCATATGGGAATACGATGAGGATTTCACAAGTAATCGGTAGAGGACGTATTTATAAAGAAAGACCAAATACAAGAGGTATAGATTCAGATGATGTGCATTTTCGCTATTTCTATAGGAAGATACAAATATTTAGGGATTATTTAGATATTCCTGGATTAACAATGAAGAATATACAGAGCAGTGGGTTATGGCATTATCTTCAACATGGTATGAAGGAAACAGGATTGGAACTTAGAGAGTTCTTGAAGACAAACAATGGAGAAATATTGGCAAAGAAATATGGGTTTGGCGATTATTATGTAGACAATATTTGCCAAAAATATGAGCAGTATGTATAAGCATATTGCTTATTATATACTGCTTACAGCACAAAATTAATTAGTAATTTATAGAAGGAGAACATTTGTTCTTGTAATTTATGGTTAAATATGCTAAAATATCCGTACAAACTTTAGACGAAAAGAGGAGAAAAACATGAGACAATTAATTGATGCATTAAAAGAAATTGAGGGGGAAAATACAGATATTTATACTGAGCATAAGCTTTTTGACAAGCAACATATTCAGATGAAGTTTGTACCAGAGACAGAAGCGGGATGGGGGTTCCGTGTGTATGGACAGGCAATATACATAGATAAAGATGATGTTGTTTCATACGAGGTTGATGATGGAAGGATTATAATCAACGGAAATAGGATGACAATAAAAATTATTTTAAACTATTGACAAAACTTACATTATGTGGTATAATCACAACATAAGTAGAAAAGTGGTTATACCACATGAGGAAAGGAGGCAGCAAAATGTCGGGTTGACATTGTGGCGAACGTATGAAAGCAGGAGCGTATTTTCAATGTTGTAACTGCGGAGCAGTACATTACATAAAGTATTCATATAAGAAAGAGGAGCTATACAATATATTCTGGTGTGGAGAATGCGAAGATGAAGTCAAACATTTATGGGTAGGAGATAATATAGAAGATAAATATTTATATTATAACCCGTGCTTAGATGAGCGATTTTTTATTTATGATTAACAATACAAAATTAATGAAAGAAAGGAAATATAAATAATATGAGCAACACATTTTCATTTGTTGGCTATCTAAAGCCTATTAAAGAGAAAGAAAATTTTAAAGGATTCACGACAACCAAGTTTGATAGTGGATGGATGACGGAACGTTTACGTTTTAATGTAATTGCTGGAGATAATCGCCATCTCGTAGAAATCAATGCAGGTCGTTGGCAACAAGAGGATAAGAACGTTATTTATGGGTTCACTAAGCCTGAGAACGGAAAGAAGGGCGAACCATTCCAGATTCCTTGGAGCAAAAGAACCGATCCTAATATGATTGATAAGATGGCTGGATGGAAAGTATTCACAGTAGATCTTGATACCTACAATCATCGTCAGGAGTTAGAGCAGAGCGGTGATGCCGAAGGTCTTGCAAAAGCAAACAATTGTAGAAAGCATTTCCTAGCAGGCACTGATTTCTGCGAGTATGTAAATAAGGAGGTTGTGAACACTGAAGAATTTGAGGATACAAAATTTAGAGTCAACGGAACTGTTAACTATACTTATAGTGAAAAGAACGACAGATATTATTCTACATATGAGGTCACAAAGATCTACAGAGTAGATGATGATAAGGAGCCAGAAAGTACGGTAAATATTGATTTCTATTTTGCTGAGAATCCAGTAGATAGCGAAGATTATGCAGAGACCGGAAAGGCTATTGCCAATGGTTATACGGCATTTTACGATAATTCTACCAAGAAAAATTGGTATTGTCCTATTTCACTCGTTATGAGACTTGGCACTGATGACAAGGGGAAGAAAAAGGTTAAAGGATGGGAAAAGATTTTTGGCAAGTTCGAAGATGATACTATCCGAAGAATGGTTCTTGAGTGTGAACAAATTGATGGCGCTCAAAAGGTAGATATTTCTTATGATGATTTGTCTGACGAAGCAAAGGAAATGATTGATTTTGGTATTATTTCTATAGAGGACGCCATCAAAGATGCTGGTGGTAGCGTATACGGAGACGCGATCCACGAGATTAGAATCAAGGGACCAGGCAAGGGATTCTCTAAGGGTTCTGAGACGACTGTGTATTCTCTTGAGGATATGAAGAAGAAGCCATCTAAGGAAGTAGAGAAGGAAGAGGACTCGGACCTATTTGATGATGAGGATCTATAATCTACTAACAATACAAAATTAATAGAAAGAAGGAAATAAATATGGCGTTTGTAAAACCTACTGTAAAGACTATTAAACCAGACCTAAAGAATGTAAGCATTTATATTCGTTCAGTAAAGAAATTTGGTAAGTCTACTCTGTTTAGAGATGTGATTATGGAAAAGTATGGAGATCCAACCTATGGATGCCTTGCAGAAATCGGTATGGAGCACGGAGATGAGCTACTAGATAACCTAAACACTCTTCATCTAGATACTTACAAGGATCTTGTTGAGTTTCAGAAGTGGCTGATTGAAGGGAAGGGAACCGAGCATCACATCGAGATTGTTGGCTTTGACGTTGCAGATGAGCTAGTTCCTTTGTTCGACAAGGAAACTATCCGTCAGCATAACATTGAGAATCCACAGAAGACGGTAAAATCTGTGAAGGCTGCTATGGGCGGCTATACTGCGGGAGAACAGTATTCCGCTACTCTTATGAAGAATTATTTTGATAAGATTCGCAAGGCGGGTATTCAGGTATGGGTTCTAGGTCATTCGAAGTATAAGAACATCAAGGACAAGGCGAATGTAGATAACGAGGGTTACATGCAGTTAACAAGCAATCTATCTGCCGCATATGAAGCAGCTCTAGGGGACATTTTTGATGTCGTTGTTACTGGTATGATTGACCGTAACATTGAGACCGTCGGAGAAGGAAGCGATGCTAAGAGATATGCAACTGATTCTATTCGTAAGCTTTATTTCCGTGGCACTCCTGAGATTGATGCCGGTGGTAGATTTGCTTTTGGTGCAGTCCCTGAGTATCTAGTATTTGATAAGCCAAATATGGCAAAGGATTTTATCAAGGTTATCGAGGACGGTATGGAAAAAAGTAAGACTTGCAATGCTTCTTCTGGCGATGTAGAGACTTCAGTCAAGAAGTCTGCAAAGAAGATTGCTAAGAAGACAAAGGTTGAGGAGCCCGTCGTTGAGGAAGACGAAGAGATTGATGCTACTCTAGTTCAGTCAGATGATGTAAATGAAGGAGAAACTGCTCCTTGGGACGATGACACAGATAAGGAAATTGATCTTTTTGATGAAGATAACGAATACGATGCAGAGCCTTTCGATGAAGAAGCAGCCAAGGCAGCTATCAGACCTGCATTCAAGAATGCGGATGCAGAAACTAAGAAGGCTATTAAGGGAATTCTAAATGGTGCAAAGCTTGCTGATGTACACGATGAGAATACTCTAAAGGCAATTCTAGAGGCCCTAGCTTAACAAACATGGGGAGGGGCGAAAGCTCCTCCTCTTATTTTATCGGAGGTAAACTATGGGAATGAAGGTAGTATGTAGATATTGTAAGTCTAAAATAGAAAAGAAAGATGCTCTCCAGATTACAGGGGAGAAAAATAACACATATTTTTGCAATCAAGAATGCTATGACAAAGCAAATGCAGAAAAGAAAGCAAAAGAGATTGATAGAATTGCAAAGAGGCAAGAAAAGGAAGAATATGTGAAAGAAAAGGAAGAGTACGATGAAATTTTTGAAGAAACAAAAACTATCTTCGGGTATGAGTTTCAGGGCTATGGAATGCTGAAAAGAGAAGTAAAGAATTGGGAGAAGCTTGCGGACAGAAAGAAGATTTTAAACTATCTCAAAGAGAATGAAGATTTCTTATCTTCCATATTAGCACGAAAGGAATTTGCAAATGACTTTAATCGTGTGCGCTATTATAGTGTTATTGTGTCGTCGAAGCTACATGATTATAGAGGACAGCCTCCAGTTGTTGACAATGCTACGCCAAAGGAATCTTCTTTTGTATTATTCGAGCCAGTAAGGGAGAATAAAAAGGTACGAAAATCATTTGCGGAATTGGAGGATGATCTATGAATGATGTTTGGTTAAGAGGTGTAGAAGACAAATATCCAAAAGAACTACTAGAAGGACGTATCAATGCAGAAGCATCTGTAATTGGTGTCCTGTGGCAAGACCCACTTATTCTAGATGAAATTTCATTATCATCGGCAGACTTTCTCAGTAAAGATGGGCGCTTTTATTTCGGTGTAGAAAAACATCTTCGTTCGAAAAATTTGAACGAGTTTGATGAAGTTGCAGTAATTAGTAATTTATCTGAAGAAGCACTAGAAAAGTTCAATGAACGTGGAGGGTATAAGACAATTGATAATATGGCAAGTGTTGTTTCGTTGAAGAATAAAGATAGCATTCTAGACGAACTTTATAGATATAATACAATTTTACGCCTATATGATGCTGGATTTAATCTTACAAAGAAGATTCAAATTGGTAAAAAAGAAATGACACCACTCGAATTTTCTAAAAATCTTACATCAACAGAACTTGTGGAATGGTATGAAACGCAGCTTAATAAAATGTATGTTGGCGGTTACGATGTAAAGTTGCTTGAAGATGTAGATATTGAAATTACGGATGAATTTCTAGAGTCGTTGGAAAATGCAGAAGAGTATGGAACTCCATACGCATATGCAGGAAAAGATATAAATGGGGACAACATGAATGTCTTTCCTTACCTTTCCTCTTTGACATTAGGATTCACCCGACAAGCGTCACACTATATTGCTGGGTTTTCATCAAGTGGGAAAACTGCAATGTGGTGTTCAATTGCCATGTCTATGGCGCTTCAAGAAAAGATATTGATTTTGTGTAATGAGCAATCATCAAAAGTTTGGAAGATCAACATGATATTGTTCATTCTATACAAACATTTTAAGGAGTATGGTATCACAAAGTCGAGCCTTATGGCTGGTAAGTTAACAGACGAAAATAAAAGGATGCTTCAAAGGGCAAAGGATTATTTCAACGAGCATTATAAAGGAAGAATGCATTTTATTCAGCTCTCTGAAAATTCATTTGACGTAGTAAAGTCAAAGATTAGATTCTATGCATTGCAGTATGGGTATTCTATGGTTATTTTCGACACACTAAAGATCTCTGATAGCAATAAGAGAGATGGTAATTTAGCAGCATGGGAAGAACTTGTACAGTATAGCCGCGATCTTGATATCCTGGCAAAAAAATTTAACCTGATTATGTGTGCTTCTGTCCAATTAGCACAAAGCCAAAAGGGAGCTTTATTTCTGGATTCTAATATGTTATCAGGAGCAAAGGGGATGGTAGAGCAACTTGATACATTGCTTTGTATTAGAGATGTATATAAGGATGAGCTTGACCAATCTTCAAAATATTTTTGCCACCCATATCAAGTTGTAAGAGACGAAAACGGAAATTCTGTAACGAAAGATTATTTGTGCGACCCAAAGTATCCATGGAAGTTCTGCTTCTTGGCAAAAAGTAGAAATTCAGAAAACTCTACATCTTCTGGTTCTGCATTAATGTTTAGGTTTAACGGTAGATATGCTACATTTAGTGAATGTTGCTGGGGCAAACCGAAACATGGGTTTATTGGTTCAAATTAAAGGATTTGAAAGGAGAAATTTAATTATGACATTACAAGAATTTATTTATAATACTTCAATTGATCCGAAGTATTATGTATTTTTATCGGTGCAAATTCCAGACAAGAGGTTATATGTTCATAATTTTGAAATAGAACATCTTTGGCTAGAAGACATATATGATGAGTATATTAAGCCTACATCTATTGTAGATCATATTTATTTTAAAGATGATTATGTTATTCTAATAGACCTAGTGAATAAATAAAATATAAAGAAGTATTTCCCCCTTGACAAATCCAAATTTTATGATATAATTACAATACAAAATTAACGAAAGGAGTGGTGTGAATGTGATTCAAGAACTAAAAAAACAACTATTAGAAAATCCAGAAAGCATTCGCACCCTCCTTGAAGAGTTCGAGTTTGAGCATATCACACTTAAAAGAAATGAAATTCGCTTTGCTAGAAACAGTGAAGGCGGACAGAACATTCGTATAAGGCTTGAGAATAATGACTATCTCAATGTAACAGACTACGCAAGGTCTGAGCATTGTGATATTGTTTCATATATTATTAAAGAAAAGCATACAGACTTTAGAACCGTACTTACAGCTATCAAGAAGATTCTTCATTTGTCAGACGATTGGAGGCCACAAAGTAATAAAAGAGAAATATTTGGAGGTGTATACTCTAGAATAATTAATAAGACAAAACCTCAACCAAAAGTGTATAACGAATCAATTTTAAATAATTATCTAAAAGTAGGCAATACAAGATTTCTAAAAGACCATTTATCGTTAGAAAGTCAATGTCGTTTTGAAATTATGTATAATGTTGAAACAGATAGAATAGTCATACCTATTAGGAATACATTTGGTGATTTGTGTGGGACAAAGTGCAGGAGAAATTATGATACGGATAATGAAGACGATCCAAAATATATTTTTGAATATCCATGTCAAAAAAGCTTAATACTTTATGGTGCTTATCAGAACTATCCTTGGCTATATGGTTCAGATAAAATATTTATATTTGAAGCAGAAAAAAGTGTAATTGCAGCAGATTCTTATGGTTATCAAAATGCCGTAAGTATTATGGGCAACATATTAAGCGAAAACCAAGCTAAAGAATTATTAAGTTTAAATGCAAAAGAGTATTGTTTTATGCTCGATGAAGGACTTGATCCAGAAATTACATATAAAAATGCACAAACATTAAAATCGTTAGCAACTATGAGGAAATTTAAAATTACTTGGTTTGACTGGAGGAATTCTTTGTCAATAGGTGAAAAGGAATCTCCAACAGACGGAGGAAAAGATAATTTTTATTATATATTAAATAATGAAATTCAAGATATCAACGAATTAGAGGAAGAATTAGCAGAAGATGAAATTTAATGAAAAGGAGAATGTAGGAAATTAAAAAATACCATAAAAGAATTCTTACTCAATAATGGATTATGGAAGATAAACAAATAAAGAAAAAACAAGGAAATAAATATGACGAAAATATTCCAGGTGTAGGATATTGTAGAAATACTGGAAATCCGTTTTATTTTGATCCAGAGGATTATGATAAAATAAAAGATTATACATGGAGTGATAGATGGAGAAATGGTTATCATGAATTAAGAGCATGGGATTCTAATTTAGAACAAATGATATGGATGCATTGGTTAATTGTGGGGAAAGAATACGACCATAAAGATAGGGACCCTATGAATAATAGAAAAAGCAATTTAAGAAAAGCTACACAAGAGCAACAAAGTCAAAATAGAAAGAAAACAAATAGAAATAATTCTGGTGTTGTTGGTGTCTGTTATGACAAGAAGCAAAACTATTGGCGCGTATACATTTCAATTAATAAAAATCAGGTTCAATTGGGGTGTTTCATAAATAAAGAGGATGCAATTATTACTCGTCTTAAAGCAGAAGCAAAATACTACGGAGAGTTTGCTCCTCAGCGCCATCTTTTTGAAAAATATAATATAAATCCCTCTGACGAGGGCAAGGAAGTTCTTGAAGATATATTGGCAGAAAACATAAAAGACGAAACGGAGTTGGAGGACGAACTATGAATTTTTTGATTGTTTTAATGGTGGTGGCGATAATCATTAGTGGCTTGGTTTTCCTATCTTTTTTTATAGCAAAAACTAGTTGGTTCAATAATAGCCATTTTAGTGATCCAAACAATGAAATATTTTTGTCATTCAGAGAATTTATAGATTTTTATAAATTAAATCCAGATAGATATAGGATTGAATATGATTATGACGGCGATCTGTCATCTGTAAATGTTATAAATATAAATCGGCATGGGACTCCCCATCGTTTATATAAAATTAAATTTAAATTATTCTCGTTTATCAGATTTTATTATTGGAGTAAAAACAATAAGAAACGGGAAAAGAAGCGTGACGACAATGAGAAAATGAGGGGATTCCTTGAGATTGTCCAGAAAGATATCAACAGTATCCGTGAACGTGCAGAGAATGAAGTAAGAGAAGCCGAAAGGGTTACAAATGAAGTTGGAGGAAGACTATGAAAGGTTTAGGCGAAGCCGTATATATCGTATGGGCGTCTTTTGGTGTTGAAATTGAAAAAATAAATGAGTCTGTTGATAACCTTGAAATCTTTATATCTGTTCCAAAATCAAGCTATTGCAATGATGTACATAGTAACGAGATGGCGGGAGATTATCTTGCAAAACGATTTAAAGATACAATGAAGGATATTAGAGTAAAAAGACTGACTGTAAGATATAGAGTCAGAAACGAGCATTGGACGGAACAAATGTATAAGGATGCGGTTGTAAAAGCAAGGCAGACGATTTATGGAAGTCAATGGTGAGGAGGAAGTTATGAAACTATGTAGTGAAGAATGTATTCCCTGTTGTGATTATTGTAAGCATGTAGTTCATGAAGTGATTGAAGTTGAAAATGGTAAAGTTGTAGGTGGCCCTATTTTTTGTAAATTACACTTGGACGAAGAGCATAGACAGTTAGCGAGAAGCTGTAGCTACTGCGACGACTTTTGGTGTATGAATGCTGATAAGTTTATTATTGCAGCATATTTGGCTAAGGAGGACTAATATGAAAAAGACACTATGGCAAAAGATTTATTCGTTTTGCGGCTTTTGGCATTATTACGAGACTACTTCAAATGGTAGGTATAGAGTAACATATTGGTGTTGCTTACCATGGGGAAAGTTCTTCCGAAAATTTGACTTGTTTAGAAAGAGGGTGGGGTAGTAATTATGCTGACACCAGAACAATATCAGGCATTTGTAGATGCCGTTAAGAAGTTTGATGAATATATACACGAACATCCAGAAGTTATAGAAAAAGCCACGTGTAAACATGCAGAGCAATTTGTGGACGTTAAAGACGTTGCACTTGGAGACAAAGTTCCATTCACAAGAGATTGCAGCAAGTGTGTATACGAAGTTGGATGCCATGGCAACCCAGTAGGTTGTAAACGATATAAAAGAGACGCACCAGATGGAGGTTATTATGGATAAAAAACAGGCCCTTGAAGCAATGGAACGTATTTTTAACTATTGTGAGGAAATTGATTTGCACATTCCAGAGGATGAACGGACAGGATATGATATGCTCCCAGATGTGCAGTTAGTTGAGCACTATATTATGAGTAAGGATGATTAATTATGAATAAATGTGGGACTTGTAAACATTATATTGGCAGTGGCGATTGGAATCTATGCTGCACAGTTCAGCATCCAACGCCTAAAGAGAAGGAAAGGGGTATGACATTTATCTTCGGGCATTTGTGCTATGAAGATACGAATGCGTGTGATATGTATGAGCCGAAAGGAGAAGACAATTGATGAATTATATTATTGCTGGACTTATCGGAATTGTGGTGTGGCAGATTATTGGCCTTATTGTATATGAAGCAAGTGGAGAAAAAGAAGAAATACTTGCATGGGTTATACTTTTTGTTCCTGTTATTATCTGTAACGGACTGGGCTATATCTACCGTAAACTTTATTTTGTGTGGTGCAAGAACAACTTAAATGGTTATATTCTTTATTGCAACGGAGTCAGTGTGTTTTCTCAGGTTTATATGACAGATAAAGAAGCTGAGAAGCTATATCATGAGGGTGAGAGCAATTATTACATCAAAAAATACTCAGAAGGTCATACATGGAAATCAGCTCCGTATAAAGGAGAAATTTATAAGGGACAAGAACAATTTCGTGGGCTTAATATGAAGAAGTTTTGGAGGTAACTATGTTTATTTTACTGTTTGTTATTGCAGTTGCATTGATTGTACTTGCAGTACTGAATGAAGACTTAGCGGAGGGTTTTGGAATACTTGGTTGTCTTATTGGTTTTATTGCTCTGATTGGAATTTTTGTTAATATTGGTTTTCTTGTTCGTGGTCGTACACTTGATGATAAAATCGCAATGTATGAGCAGGAGAATACAGCAATTGAGCAGAGTGTTGATGTGCTTGTAAAAGATTATTATAAGCACGAGTCTGATACATATAGTTCTTTGAAGCCTGAGAATGCAGTTCTATTTGCTTCTGCATATCCTGAGTTGCAGAGCAATGAACTTGCTACAAAGCAGCTTGAGATTTATGTAGATAACAACAATAAAATTAAGGAACTGAAAGAGGATCAGATTAACTTGTCTAAAAATAGATTTTGGCTGTATTTTGGGAGGTAATTGATTTGGGACTTGATAATGGTATTGACCTATATGTAAAGAATATAGAGAATTATAAAAAGGCATATAAACTATTTAGTCACGAAGAGTGGTATGAACCAGGTGAATGTTCCGTTTGCTACTGGAGGAAGTGCTGGGGAATTAGGAATGCTATCTTACGAGTAGTAAATCCGACCATCACAGATAAGTATGAGTATCCTGTAACGCTCGATAATATTGATGATGTCATTAAAGCATTCAAGCATTTTCTTCACAAGGATACTTGGGTATATGAAGGAAACACCATCTGGGATTGGGACAAATATACTCGACGCAATCAGGCAAGAAATCTTGTTGGGCTATATAGGCTAAAGTGTTGGTTGAAGAAACATCCAGAAGATACGGCATATTTTTACGATAGCTATTAAGGAGAATTATTATGGAAGATAGAAAATTTTGTCCACTGTGTTATTGCCTTGCTGATACTGCACTGTCTCCAAGGACATTGATGTGTGAAAAGGAGAAGTGTATGTGGTGGCAAGATGGAGATTGTATTTGTAATACGGCAGTAAAAGCGTTGATTATAATCTCTAATACTACTAAATACCCAAGAAGTTCTATTTGACAAATAGAGATTCTGTGCTATAATAACAGTACAAAATTAATGGAGGAAATTACAATGATTTATAAGGAATCAGTCATTTCAATTTTAGAAAATAGACAGAAGGAAACTTACCCAATAGGTCTGTATAGTAGGAACAAAGCCGACGATATAGAGGCTTTTGATTTTTGGCAGGAGCTTATTGATGCCATTGAAGCTATTTCAGAGGAGGATTGAATTATGAATAAAGAAGATTTTTTGAATAGTATTTATTGTTCCATTATGATGCTTAAATTTGATAATTTAGAGCCTAAAAAGATTTTCTTGAATTATCCTGCCTTTAGGCTTTGTCAATCGGAAATTCTTGTTTATAATGACATGACTCACATTCTCTTTGGATATGAAGTTCAGGCTTATAATGGCGGCAGTAACGAGCCAGAATATTATCTTGGATTGTGAGGTAGTAGAATGACTACATCTGATTATAATAAACATTTTTATCCAGCATATAATAAGGCAATCTCTTTTCTTGGGAATTTAGACCATGCTCTAAGTAAATGTGATGATAATGCTCGTATGCAGTTAGAGTGCATTGGTTGGGACGAACAAACTAAAGCATTCTTGAAGGACTCGCTGAGGAGAATGCATAAGGAAGCTCAAGAAAGTTATCGGTGGGATATGAAAGATTGGTGGAGAATGAATAATGAAGAAGATTGAAAATTTTCAAGTTGCCTTTTATGACAAAGATGGATGTTATGACGAAGACTTTTATGAGTGGTGGGACACAAGCTGCTTTGATTATATATTCGATAATGATTGTCCTGAAGAATATAGACGGCTATTTGTTAACTTTGATGATGGTATGAAATATGAGGTTAAGTTTAAGGAGGATAAGAGATGATTGTTATTGAAACTTGCCCAAAGTGTGGGCACGATTTACAGAATACAGTGATTTGCACATATCCACCTATTCCTCGTAAGGTGTGTTGGAATTGCGGATGGAGCTGGACAGGGAAGCCAGAGAAGATTACCAGAGTACCGTTCGGTGGTAATACAGATACTCTTATTAATAAGGATAGTATTCCACTAAGTTGGAATGGAACATCAACAGGTTGGGATAGTACAAATCTAGCAACTTCAAGTACCATTACTGCATTTGGTACTAAGGCCTGTGAAAATTGTCCTAGCAACCCTAAGAATGGTGGAGATGGCATTTGTTTCTGCACCTTGGGACAGAAGATTGTTTATTGAGGTGAAAGCATGAAACAAACAATCGAATTAGATGCAAAAGACATTCAAAACTTAATTGCAAAAGAGTTTGATGTTAAAGAAGAACAGGTGATTGTTTCAATTAGCAAAGTATATAGTGGGTACGGAATTGGAAAGCATAAGGATTATGAAATTTATGCTACGGTGAATATGAGGTGAAAATTATGATGGGAACAATAAATTGTGTGTATGAAACCACTTGTGGATGGTGCTCAAAGTGGGATAAGAAGTGTGATAAAAAGACACCAGAGCGTGGACAAAGAGCAAAGTGTAATCCTATTGATGATGCTGCCGCTAATAAAACGTGCCAATCAGAATCCGACCATGAGTGGGAATGTATTGGAATGTCCACAGGAGGAACGGATTATATGTGTAGAAAATGCTATGCTCGAAAAACTGTTCCTTATGTTGGCACAAAATGTATTACAATAACTGTGAAAAATTAATGTTGGTGATGTAAATGAAGAAAAAATGGAACATTAAAATTAATGGTAGAGGACTAGAGCAGGATGAGATTATAGACTCCCTGCTCTCTAGTCGTAATATAGAGGACCTTGACTCGTTTCTGCATCCAAGTGAGGAAGATATGTTACCACTTGAGAAGCTACATAATATTGACAAGGCAGCACAAGTCATTCTCGATGGCGTAGATGATATAGATAGTACATTTCTTGTGTACTACGATACGGATAGCGACGGTTGTACTGCTGGAAGTATTGCCACAAGATACTTGGAGCATTTAGGAGCGAATGTTTTTACATATATTAATGAGAAAAAGGATCATGGTATAAAGAATTTTGATACAGACCTTCTGGATGATGTTGATATTGTCTGGATAGTTGACAGTATTCAGGATTCTATTGAGCCATATAAGAGATTTTTGGATAAGAATGTGCAGATTGTAATTACAGACCATCATCTGATTGAGGATAAACTTCGTAAAGAGATGGAGAACTTGGGCATTGTGCTTGTTAGTTCTTCCATAGACTATGAGAATCCCGCACTAAGTGGATCGTGTGTAACATGGAAACTGTGCCAGTATATAGACTATATGAACCTTGATGATTTTTCAGATGGGCTTATAGATTTAGCGGCCACAGGGTTAGTGGCAGATATGTGCAGTATGGCTTCGCCAGAGAATAGGGCAATTTGCGATAAAGCTTTTAAGAATCTGAAAAATCCAGGCATCAAGAAGATTAATGGTGGTTATGCTTTTGTGTCCAGAAATATAAGTTTTGGTATTGCACCTAAAATTAATGCTGCAAACAGAGTGAATCATAATGACTTGGCAATGAATGTATTCTTGTCGGATGACGAGGATGAGATTGCAGAAATTGTTAAAGGTCTTAATAAGTGTAGAGAAGAACAAAATGCAGTAGTAGATAGTATTATGCCTAGTTTGGAAGAACAAGCACAAGAGCAGTTAGATAACAAGTGTATGTTTTTCTTTATACCAGATGACGTAGAAGCATCTGTAAGTGGACTGATTGGCAATAAACTATTGGAAAGATATAATCGCCCATTACTTGTATTAAAGAAATACGGAGATGAATTTTCTGGCTCAATGAGAGCAATTGGAGTTGAGTCATTTAAAGAGTATTGTGATAGAACTGGTATTGGTTGGTGTTCAGGACATGAGAATGCTGCTGGTATCGGAATTCCAATTGTACAATTTGAGGAATTTAAGGCGGCAATTTTGGAAGAACTTGCAGGTGTTGAGTTTGTGTGTGAAACTTCGGCAGATATTCAGCTTGATGTAAAACAAGTAACTGACGGTTTGATTCGTGGGCTTAACACCCTGAATAGGATAAGTGGCGCAGATTTTGAGCCGATTACTGTCATGATTGAAACTGATGATTATGAAGTTAGTAACATGTCTAAGGGTAAACATCTAAAGATTATTGATAACAATACTGGCGTTATATTTGTAAAGTGGAATTACAATGGCAGTTGGGATTTTAGCGGGACATTTAAAGCGATTGGGACATTGGAGAAAGCACACTATGGAAGGAACGATTATCTTCAGTTGACTATTCAAGACTTTAAACTTGACAAAGAAGAAGAATTATGATATAACAGTACAAAATTAAAGTAGGAGGTGACATAATGCAAAATTACCATCGTCATACAAGCTATAGCGAAGGTGATAGTGCAGCAATGCCAGAGGAATATGCAAAAAGAGCAGTAGAACTTGGGCATAAGGTTATTAGCTCTGTTGAACATGGATGGCAAGGCTATTATCATAAAGCATTTGAGTTGGCAAAAGAATATAATTTAAAGTTCATTTTTGGTACGGAAGCATATTGGGTTAAAGATCGCCAGAAAGAATATGAAGAATACGATAAAGAAACTGGTGAAGTTAAAAAGAATAAAGATGGAACAATTCGTACCAATAAAGATAAATCCAACAATCATATAATTATTCTTGCTAAGAACGAAAACGGAAGACGTGCCATAAATCGTATTCTATCTGATGCTAACGAAACAGGATATTATTATAAACCAAGAATTGACCTTGATTTAATTTTTTCACTTCCTGCTGATGATGTTTTTATCACAACTGCATGTATTGCCTTTTGGAAATATGAAGACAGTGACGAAATTGTAAAACATCTACATGATTATTTTAAAGACAACTTCATGTTAGAAATTCAAAATCACAATACTTCAAAACAAATTATTCTAAACAAGCATATTAAAGAATTGTCTGAGAAGTATAACATTCCAATGATAGTTGGACTTGATAGCCATTATATTTATCCAGAGCAATCGGTAGAAAGAGATGATATCCTAGCTGGGCGAAATATTCAGTTTGATGACAATGAAGTTGGTTGGTATATGGATTATCCAGACGATGATACTGTTCGTCAAAGATTTGTAGAGCAAGGTGTGTTTGATGCAGAAACTGTGCAAAAAGCTATGGACAATACTGATATTCTGCTAACTTTTGATGATTATGACAATGTGCCAGTATTTACTACAGACATTAAGTTACCTACATTGTATCCAGATAAAACACAGGAGGAACGAAATAAAATATATAGTAAGCTTATTTCTAGGCTTTTTAAAGACTATGTGAAACATGTTCCAAAGGATAAATATAAAGAATACTTTGATGGAGTTAAACAAGAAGTATCAGTATATAAAGAAACTGGTATGGTGGACTATCCTTTGATGGATTATGCTATTATTAAGCGTGGCATTGAAAAGGGTGGGCTTATCACAACTACTGGCAGAGGTAGTGCCGTTGGTTATTTTACCAATACCCTATGTGGATTTTCTAAGGTTGATAGATTTACATCTCCAATTAAACTGTATCCAGAGCGTTTTATTAGTAAGACGAGAATTTTGGAAACCAAGTCATTACCAGATTTGGATATGAACCTTGGCACGGTAGAACCTTTTGCAGAAGCTCAGAAAGAAATTCTTGGAGAAGATCATGCATATCCTATGGTTGCTTTTGGTACACTAAAGAAGAAGTCAGCATTCAAGTTGTACGCAAGAGCAGCTAACTTAGATTATGATATTGCAAATGAAATTTCTAAGCAGATTGATAAGTATGAAGAAGCAGTAAAATATGCCGACGATGACGACAAGGATGATATTAATATTTATGACTTTATTGATGAGCAGTATAAACCATATATTGATAAGAGCAAGAAATATTGGGGAGTAATTGACCACAAAAACAAGGCCCCTTGTGCCTACTTATTGTACCAGGGTAGCATCAGAGAAGAAATTGGTCTTATCAAGTGCAAGAGTGAAAGCACAAAGCGTGAATATATTACTACAGTTATTGATGGAGCAATTGCAGAAAAGTACAAGTTCCTTAAAAATGACTTGCTTAAAGTAGATGTTGTTTTGCTCATTGATATGATTTATAAGCGTATTGGTATTCCAGTACATACGGCTAGCGAGATTAGTGACCTTGTTGATGGTGACAAGAAAGTATGGGATATTTATGCCAATGGATATACTATTGGAGTTAATCAGTGTGAGAAAGAATCTGCAATGAGAAAGCTCAAAAAGTATAAGCCTCAGAATATTTCAGAGTTAGCCGCTTGGATTGCTGCAATTCGTCCTGCTTTTAAGTCTATGTATTCTAAGTTTGAATCACGTGAGCATTTTGAGTATGGAATTAAGGCTTTTGATAAGATTCTTCAAACACCACAATTCCCATATTCTTATATTCTTTATCAAGAGCAGAGTATGAATACATTAAACTATGCTGGATTCCCCCTTGATGAATGCTATGGAATTATTAAAGCTATTGCAAAGAAGCATCCAGAAAAGGTTCGTCCTTTGAAATCTAGATTCATTGAAGGATTCAAGAAGCGTATTATGGAGGATGACCATATTCCAGATGCAGAAGCGGAAGAAATGAGTGCAAAGGTATGGCAGATTATTGATGATTCCTGCGGATATGGCTTCAATAGTGCTCATGCTTATTGTATGGCTCTTGATAGTCTGTATTGTGCATGGTTAAAGGCTCATTATCCATATGAATTTTATGAAGTCCTTCTACAAGTGTTTTCTGATAAGGGCAAGAAGGATAAAGTTCAAGCTCTTAAACAGGAGATGCAAGTAGCTTTTGGCATTAAAGAAGGTGAGTATAAATTTGGTGTTGATAACAGAAAGTTTGTTGCAGACAAGGAGAAGCATGTAATTAACCCGTCTCTATTGTCAATTAAAGGACTAAGCCAAGCTTGTGCGGATGATTTGTATGAACTTTCACAGAAACAGAAGTTTGATAGTTTCATTGAGTTACTTACTGCTATGAAAAAGATTCCTAGTTTAAATTCTGCAAAGATTGATACATTGATTAAGATTGACTATTTTTCTGACTTTGGACCTTCGGGAACTCTTTTGCGCCTTGTAGAAGTATATGACCAGTTTGCTGGAAAGAAAATTTTGAAGAAGGACAAATGTAGACTTCCACAAGAACTTCTTGACAAATACACAACGGCTACAGAGAAACAATATAGAATTACCGATCCAGATGGACTACTTAAAGAATTATGTTCTATGATTCCACAAGTAGAAGTTCCTATTCAGTCTAAAATAAAATGGCAATGTGACCTTTTTGGATTCTGTTCATTGGTAATTCCAGAGAAAAAGAATATTGGTTATGTTATGGATTTGAATACAAATTGGAGTCCTCGTATTACGGTTTATCAACTTTGGGATGGGCAAACTGTAGTCTATAAGGTGCAGAAAAAGGCTTATGAGAAGAATCCTTTTAATAAGGATTGTATATTACAATTCCATTCTGAAATGAGAAATAAGAGCCGTAAGGACGAGAATGGTCAATGGGTTAAACTCCCAGAGCAAGAACCTTGGTTGACAAATTATCTTGTAAATATAATTATATAAGGTGATATTATGAATTATTTTATTGAATATGATGAGCACACAAATCCTATGTGCTTTACCGTATGTGATGGCAAAGACTGCACTCACATCAATTGTCAGAGGCATATAAGCAACAACAAAGATATATACTCTCAGGCAAGACTACAATTAGATTGCGAAAAATATGAAAAAGCACTTGACAAATGAAATATATAGTGCTATAATCCAAAATACAGTTGAGAGGTAATTCAGTCAAAACTTACGCATACTGCCACCGAATTACCTCTTGACAAAACGAAAATGGCGTGGTATTATTCAATTATCAAAAAACACAATACAAAATTAAAGTTCAAAAAGGAGAAGTGTTATGACAAATGTATTCAATGGCATGTTCGGCAAGATTGCCCCTGGTATGTGCAGACTTTCTATGAGTGGTGGCATTGCAGTTAAGACGACTACCGGCTATAAGAGCTACAATGTGAAGAATGGTCGTCTAACGAACTGTGATAGCTTCGTCTTCGACATTGGTGAGGAGTTCTTCTTCGTTATTCCTACAAACAAGGTTGAGATTGGAGACATCATTCTGGTATCTGGTAAGCCCAAGTGTGTTGTTAAGTCTGACAAGGATACCATCACGGTAATTAACTACGAGGATTCTACTGTAGAAACCATTCTTCCTGAGCGTCATGTCTTTATGGGCAATACCTATTTCTACGGCAAGATTGTTTCCATGTTCGGCAACAACTTTATGAAGGGCAAGAAGGGCATGGATAAGATAATGTCTTATATGGTAATGTCCGAGATGATGAAGGGTAGCAATACTTCCAGCAATGGTATGGGTTCTATGCTTCCTATGATGATGCTTATGAATGGCAATAACGTATCCGACATGTTTAGTGACATGTTTGATTTTGATATTAATACTTCTGATGATGAAAGTGAGGCTGAGTAAAAATGGGTAGCGGTACTTGGACGAGAAATGCTTTTACCTCTTATACAACTACTAAGGGGTACGCCGTGTCGATGGATGGTGTGGTCGCTGGAATGTCTGCCAATGTGCAGGACAATTTCAAATCTAGAATGCTAGTAGCTGACCTTAATCCTAAGAATGTAATTCGTGAGTGTGTTGATTCTACTGAGCATCCTAACACGAAGCCTGTTATTCTGGCACTTGACGTAACTGGTAGCATGGGTCGTGCAGCCATGGAAGTTGCAAAGCAGATTAATGTTGTGATGACCAAGCTATATGAGAATGTTACTGATGTTGAGTTCCTTGTTATAGGTATTGGTGATCTTGCCTATGACCGTGCTCCTATTCAGGCATCTCAGTTTGAGTCTGATATTCGTATTGCAGAGCAGCTTGATAAGATTTACTTCGAGGGCGGTGGTGGTGGCAACTCTTATGAGTCTTATACTGCTGCATGGTACTTCGGTCTTAACCACACGAAGCTAGATTGCTGGAAGCGTGGTCAGAAGGGTGTTATCATTACTATGGGTGATGAGCCTATGAATCCTTATCTTCCCAAGAAGGCACTGTCTGCCGTAACTGGCGATGACCTACAGAGTGATGTTGAGACCGCCCAGCTCTATGCAGATGCATCTGAGAAGTTCGACATTTATCATCTGTACGTTAAGCATGGATATGGTCGTTATCAGGAGGATGTTCATAAGACTTTTGGGCAGTTCCTAGACGAGAAGCATTTGAAGGATACGTCTGTTGATAAGATTGCAGATGACATTATTGATATTGTTACAAATGCATTTTCTGGTGGTAATGTAGTCACATCTAGTGAAGGTATTTCTTGGTAAAAGGAGATAAACACATGCCTAATGTTAAGATAGTAATTGGTAGTAACTTTGGTGATGAGGGTAAGGGTCTGATGGCTGATTACTTTTGTGCTGAAGCAAGTAAACGGAATGAATCTTGTATTGTTGCTTTATGTAATGGTGGAGCACAAAGAGGACATACTGTAGTTACTCCAGATGGCATTAGGCATGTGTTCCACCATTTTGGCTCAGGAACCTTTGCGGGAGCAGATACTTATTTTGGGGAAGAGTATATATTGAACCCTCTGGCTTTTAGAAAAGAATATGAAGAACTAAAGGCATTGGGATATTCTCCCCGTGTTTATAGTCATTGGAATTGTAGATGGTCTACTCCGTATGATATGATTACAAATCAGATTCTTGAAGATAGTCGTGGCAAGAATAGATACGGTTCTTGTGGTATGGGTATTTGGGAAACGGTTCTTAGATATAGGAATACCATAAATCCATCTTTTCAGCAGTTTTATAATATGACTAAGGATGAGCAAATTGCACTTCTTAAACGAATCAGGGATGAGTATACGTCTAAGAGGCTGTTGAAGGCTAGTCCTGAAGTTTTGCAGCAGTGGAAAGATATTCTTGAATCTGACAATTTAATCTACAATTTTATTGATGATGTGCAGTTTTTACATTCACATGTAATCTTTGATTATAGCAGAGTATTACAGCAGTATGATAATATTGTATTTGAAAATGGGCAAGGCCTATTATTGGATCAGCGTCATGTCCAGTATTATGATAATACGACTCCTAGTAATACTGGTATTGCAAATCCTCATATAATCATTGAAAAGTATTTGCCTAATGCAGATGTTGAAGTATGTTATGTTACTAGAACATACATGACGAAGCATGGTGCAGGTGATTTTGAATGTGAATGTGATAAGTCGGAGATTAACATTAACATTGACGACAAGACCAATATTACAAACCAGTATCAGGGGTCCATTCGGTATGGGCATCTTGATGTTGGTGAACTTGTGCAAAGAATCAAGGAAGACATTGGGGATATTGCTTATAAGGTGTCTCTGGCAGTAACTCATATCAACGAGTTTAAAAATGAGAAACTGCTGAATTTGATGGACATTAATATTAAGTACCTATCTTATGAAGAAACTAGAAAATTATTAAAAAAAGATACTTGACAAAACAAAATTAATGTGCTATAATACAAACAATGAATGAAGCAAGAACTTTTACCGGGATGGTTAAAAAGGTGCTTGACAAGTTCAAGAAAGTATGTTATAATCACAATACAAAATTAAAACAAGAAAGGATAACAAAAAATGATTAAGTTTGTACATGTGCCGGAGCAAAACAAGACCATCGCGATTCTTGAGAATACGAAGTATGACGCTATTCATAAGATTGCAAAGATTATGGGACAAACCAAATCTCTGTGCTTCAATCCTAGCAAGTACCTAATGAGTAGTTCTTATCGTGCAGTTGTCGTGTGTCATCCTGATGATGAGTATAATCCTGCTATCGGCATGAAGATGGCAAAGGCGAAGCTTCTGGATCGGTACTATACAGCACTGGATGCCAAGTGTGACGAGTTTGCAGAAGATCTGAATGCGGCGCAGTTTGAGTTCTGCAATCGAGTAAGTTGCACAAGAAAAAATCGAGAAAATGCTTGACAAATGATGCAGAATATGGTATAATAAGGAAGAAGTAAAGATGAAGGAAGTTTTCTGGTTCTTGCTCGGAGCCGTTTGCGGATGGCTTCTGTGGAAGAAAAAGTAAAAAAGTACTTGACAAAATAAGTAATCTATGGTATAATCACAGTACAAAATTAAAGTGAGCCGAGCACCTCGTTAAACTGCTCATAAATATGTCTCCTGTAGCTCAGTCGGATAGAGCGCTTAATAACGAGACTTGTAAAAGCCTTAAACAGCAAGTTTCTAATTGGTCTGTTAAACCAGAGGTCGCAGGTTCAAGTCCTGTCAGGAGACTTTAAAAAGGCACTAACAGCAACTTTACATAATATGATATGGATTTGTATTGATGGTGCCTTGCCTTACATAGAGACGCTTACAGCAATTTAAAAAGATGAAAATGATATTTTTACTAATGGTTTTATTTTGGCGTCTCGTTGAATAAACTCCAAAGACACTAACAGCAACTTTTTAATGTGGAGATTGTACATAATAATGTGTCTTGGGATTTAGAAATAAATCAAAAAAATGGAGGAAAGAAAATGTCTTTTATGAATGCAGTAAAGAATACTCTGAACGAGGATTTCAATTATTCAGTAACTGAGAATGGCGCTCTTGGGTATCGTACCTCTGGTAAGGAACTGGTTGACCTAAACTTTGCAGTTTCTTCTATGCGTGGTATGAGCGAGGAGAATATCTATAATAAGTTTACTAAGGCTTATTTTGAAGATAAAATGATGGCTCTACGTTGGCTGTTCTTCGCCAGAGATGTTCGTGGTGGTCTTGGTGAAAGACGTTTGTTCAGAGCGATTATTAAGAATATGGCAAAGGATGACGTTGATATTGTTAAGCATCTTGCTCCTCTGGTGAGTGAGTATGGTCGTTATGATGACCTGTGGTGTCTGTTTGGTACAGACGTAGATGGTATTATTTTTGACATCATCAAAAAGCAGCTCACTGATGATATTGCAAATATGGCTGATAATAAGCCCGTATCTCTTCTTGCCAAGTGGCTTCCTTCTGTGAATGCTTCTTCTGCAAAAACTAAGATGGATGCAAGATACATTTGCAAGAATCTTGGTATGACTGAGCGTGAGTATCGTAAGACACTTTCTTCTCTGCGTTCTTACATTGATATTGTAGAGGGCAAGATGTCTGCAAAGAAATGGGGAGACATTAAGTACGAAACAGTTCCTTCTCGTGCAAATCTCATTTATAACGGAGCTTTCCTTCGTAATGATGAGGAGCGTCGCAGAGAGTATCTGAGTAAGCTTGAAAAGGGCGAAACTAAGATTAATGCTGGAACTTTGTTCCCTCACGACATTGTGCATAAGTATTCTAGTGCAACTGGATGGTATGGTGGTATCGGAAAATACGATGCAACTCTTGAATCTCTTTGGAAAGCTTTGCCTAACACAGTAAATGAATGTGGAAACACCATTGTAGTTGCAGATGGCTCTGGTTCTATGTGTTGCAATGTTGGTGGAAATAGCCGTGTTACGGCGCTTGAAGTTGCGAATGCGCTTGCAATTTACTTTGCAGAGCATTCTTCTGGAGACTTTAAGGATAAGTACATTACTTTCTCTAGCAGACCTCAGTTGGTTGATTTTAGTCAGTGTGATTCTCTGAGAGATAAGCTTCGTGTTGCATATAGACATAATGAGTGCTCAAATACGAACATTGAAAAGGTGTTTGATTTGATTCTTACTACTGCGGTGAATGGTCATATGAAGCAAGAGGATATGCCTAAGAATGTACTCATTATTTCAGACATGGAGTTTGACTCTTGTGCAACATGTGATGGTTCCGCTAGATATGGTATTAATAGACCTAATGCAAGACTTTTTAATGTGATCAAGAAGCGTTTTGAGGATGCTGGGTATCAGATGCCTAGACTAGTCTTCTGGAATGTAAATTCTCGCACTGGAACTATTCCTGTAAAGGAGAATGACCTTGGTGTTGCTCTTGTTAGTGGATTCTCCACTAATGTTTGCAAGATGGTCATGAGTGGCAAGACCGATCCTTATGAGTGTCTCGTTGAGACGCTTATGAGTGATAGATATGATGCGGTGGAAGCCGCATTGAAGAACTCTTAAGGAGTTAAGTATGGTGCTGGGCATCACCTTAAAGCTGCCCTGTGATATGCGGGTATGATGGAATGGCAGACATAAGGGACTTGGGTATAGCAAGTGCTTTGGTAGGGGCAGTACCTACAATATCCACCAAAAATCCCTCGGTGAAATATCCGTGCGAGTTCGAGTCTCGCTACCCGCACCATTGACCTTGGCAAGTCATTCTTAAATATTAAAACAAAATACTAAAGTATAGTTATATGGGTCAGTAGCGAATCGGCAAACGCGGCGGGCTGTAAACCCGTTTCCTTCGGGAGGAGTTGGATCGACACCAACCTAACCCACCAAGACGCAGCAGGTGTTAGGATTTTCTACTGGGGAATAACTGTGTCTAATATAGAGAAAATCATCTTTTGTGGAATTCAAGCATATCCTAGCTAAATATACCGTAAAAGCCGGTATAATATGGCCCATTGGTGAAGAAGAGTATCACGCTTGCCTGTCACGCAAGAGGACACCAGTTCAAGTCTGGTATGGGTCGCCATTTGGGAGTATAGCTCAGTTGGTTAGAGCGCTTGCCTGTTAAGCAAGATGTCGTAGGTTCAAGTCCTTCTACTCCCGCCAGATGATAGTGAGTAGTGCAAATTTCATATCAGATAGCCAATGAGGATAGAAGCCGTTATAGGATTTGCTCCCTATATCGAGAATTATTAAACCCGCTGAAAGTAGTTGGTGAATGGATGCGAAATGGAGTCATGCACGGCTCCGCTTGCTATCATTACCACAGCCGCCTGATGTGTACCAGCGGTATAAAAGTATGGTAAACATCCTTCAAGGGTAGGGGATAGGAAGACCTGAATTTACAGGGGAGTTGAATCCGGCCACTTGGAGTGAGTCCTATAGCCCATGGTACTAATGGACTATGCGTGAATGGATAATGGATTACATCCAAACTCCTAAAAAGTACCTGAAACGCTAGGCAATTGTGAAATTCAAGCGTGTCCATCTTACTGGTCGTACCGTAAAAGCCGGATTATATATCCCCTGCTAGCTCAACTGGCTAGAGCACCCGACTTCTCCTCATAGTTTAATAGTAAAACTACTAAACAGCAGGATTTAGAGATGTAAGGGCAGGACTTACTGAGGAGGCCAATAATCGGGAGGTTCGGTGTTCAATCCACCGGTGGGGGACCACAAGCAACACCTCTTTCTGATGCCATAGCAGACGGCATTATAGTCTGCTAGATACTGCGGAGTAGAGAAGTGGTCATCTCGTCAGCCCCATAAGCTGAAGATCGTTGGTTCAAATCCAACCTCACGCAACCATGCCGCCTATTGGGGTTCTCGGTGTATTGATAAGTGCTATCCACAAGAGAAAAGCTACTAAGTTACTAACCCACAGTAACGAGAAGAGAACGAGGCATATGTTATTGTGAAAATAGGATAAACAATAACAAAGCATAACCGAGGGTGGGACGTGTTCGGGAAAGCAAGTGTGAGCGAGGCTAGCTCAGTGTAGGTTGTGCTTAATATCTCGGATTGGTGGAATGGCAGACACAGAACACTCAAAATGTTCCGTCACAAGACGTATGAGTTCAAGTCTCATATCCGAGACCACTCCCAAAAATGATAGTGCTGGATACCACTGTATAAACTGTCCAAAGATATGGCGCTATGGACGAATTGGTAGAGTTACCACGCTTTCACCGTGGAGTGTCCGGGTTCGATCCCCGGTAGCGTCACCATAGGTCTTATAGTTCAATGGTAGATCGGCCCCGTGGTGGGGCAGGTGTTGGTTCGATTCCAATTAAGACCTCACATAAAAGGTAATCACACAAGATTGACGTCATCTTCCTATTAAAGAATAATTTAAGATTATTAATGTAAAAGTGTGATTGACACCTCGGAAAGACGAGGAGATCTGCTGGTGTAGCTCAGAGGCAGAGCGAGTGATTTGTAATCACTAGGTCGAGATTTCGAAATTCTCCATCAGCTCCAGAAAAGCTCGATTGGGACCGTGGGATAGTGCTGAGTATCACTGTATAAACTGCTCGTTTTATGGAGGATTTT